ATAGTGGACTACTTTTCAATTATTATCTGGTATACTTTTCGATTATTATATACACCTTATGTCGATGAATCATATATAACCAAACTATGCAAAAAGGTAGGTATGAATGAAAAGGTATTCTACAATTCAATCGGCTCTTTGGGTGGTGGAAATCACTTTATTGAGATAGGAAAAGATGCAAATAATTGTATATATCTAACTATTCATTCAGGTTCTCGAAACTTTGGTGTGAAAGTTTGTAAGTATTACGCCAAATTAGCGAAGTTTGACAAGAGGGCTTTTTCCTCGGAATTGGAAGAGATCAAGAAAACTGTTCCACCACAGCGTCTTCAGGAAGAGATAAAACGGATTAAAGAAGAATTTTCTATTAGAAATGGATATTTGTCTGATACTGCAATGTATAATTATCTATTTGATATGTCAATAGCGCAAACATACGCTTCATTAAATCGGCAGACAATTATCAATCGTATCTCCCATGCATTGGGCTGGAAAACTTCGTCTACCATCGAAACGGTGCATAATTATATCAACTTTGATGACCTTATTATTCGTAAAGGTGCCATATCTGCACATGAGAATGAAATAGTAGTTATTCCTATGAATATGGCTGACGGTATATTACTTTGTCGCGGTAAGGGAAATCCTGATTGGAATTACTCTGCACCACATGGAGCCGGACGTTTATTCTCCCGGTCTTTTGCCAAAGAGAAATTATCAATGGAGACATTCAAAGAAAGAATGGTTGAAGTATATTCTACATCCGTATGTGAAGGAACAATAGACGAAAGTCCTATGGCATACAAAAATACGGATGAAATCAAAGAGCTTATTGAACCTACCGTTGATATAATTGATACGATTCGACCATTGATAAACATTAAGGCTTTATGATCGAAAAAAATGAGTTTCCTTTCTCTCTTGGTGGTTACGGCTGGCAAGAAGAATACAAAGGTTTTGATATTGTTGTACACGTACAAAAACACAAAGGAATATCCGCTTACGCTTTTTCTTCTGAAAAACGTATCGTTTGGCAAGAATCAAAAACTTTTGGAGATAAAGAAGAGCTATTCCAATGGGGACGTAGTGCCATTGACCGACATCTACAATTTCAAAAAGAAGAGACTGAAAGAAAGGCGGTTGTAAAAGCTGAATATTACATAAAGAAAGGAAAGGAAGCTGCACTTAAAGCCTTTAGTAGTGCCATGTATTTTTCTAATATTGAAGGAAAAGAGTATGAAGAGGCTTTAGGCTTCTTCCAATATGAACTTGATAAACAGTTTGGTAAACTGAAATGAAAACAGCCGATATTATTAATGGATTCTGTGAGCTTGTCTTCCGGGATAGAAAGGGAAACAAAATATACCCAAATGTTTTCGTTGAAAAATGGGAAGCCGACCTTTTAGAAGTTACCCGGTCACGGCTCACTTATGAATATGAAGTAAAAGTCAGTAGGTGTGATTTCCACAAAGATAGTAAGAAGCAAGATAAAAATGGGGACAGCAAATTTGATAACATTTTGGCTGGTGGACGTACCAACTACTTCTATTACATAGTTCCTGATGGACTTGTTAAGCCAGAAGAAGTTCCTGAATTTGCCGGACTAATTTATGCTATCAATGGAACACGCCGGGCAGATGGATATACGGAACCTATTATTTATTTCCATGTAGCCAAAGCCGCTCAAAAGGTATCCTCTACCAAAGCTGACAACAAATTCATTGATAAACTTAACCTATCAGCATATTATCGTTTCCACAAACTTCGTAGGATCAATTATTTAAAGGAAAGTAAAAATGGATGATAGAAAAATGATGGAAGAACTGGGCGAAAGACTTTGTGATTTCTGCCCTTTAGAAGATTGGGAAAAAGGTTCACACTTATATCCAAATGGTTATAGTAGCTGCGAAGGGAGTAAATGTGAAGATGCTCTTGAACACTATCTTGAAGAAAATGAGATGGAAGAAGATAATTCTAATGATGTAAGCAATGAAAACGATACAGGAAGTAAAGAACGCTAAAAAAAAGCTGGAAGAAGATATTTCATCTCTTATTTCCCAATTTGAGAAAGAGAATGAAGTATCGGTTTCTTCGATGGGAATGGAAACCGTTGGCTTTTGCAATGGTACCGGGCTTAATGCAGTGTGTGTTGAGGTAAAAGTAACTGTGGAATTATAACATTAATAGTATGAGCAAAAAAATCAAAAATAAACTCCCCAATTATGATACACAGATTTGTGTATTCAATACATTTTCTTCATGGGTGAATCATGCAAGTTCATGGTTGCGTGGGTACAGAAGCAGCCAAATTGTTTGTTTGGATACACAAAATCGCACATGCGAAATTGGTGCAGATTTTATGAGAGCCGATCAAGAAGGTACTTTTCCTATAAAAGTTTACGAAACCATAAAACACTCGAAGTAATATGTTTGAAAATGACAATAGATTTAAAGAGGCTGTTTCCCATTTCGGTGAAAAGGCTTCCTACCAATGGCTTGGTCTAAATGGAGATGAATGGATAAACCAATCCAACAAAACTATTGACGTTGATTTCCTTTCTGATTTAAAGAAGGGGAATATACGCAATATCAAATATCAAAGTGTGCCAAAACCTATCAATAAAACCAAATGCTTAATTGATATTTCGGAGCTTCGTATCGGTAATCTCGTAAAAATCAAGACTTCCAATGATGCCTCCTACTATCCGATATATGCCATTGACGGTATGGGACTGAAGGTTGTTTTAGGTGGCGTGAGACAATGCGAAGGCTGGAAAGACATTAGCCTGTTGAAACCTATCCGCATTACTGAAACTCTATTGGGAAAACTTGGATTTCAATTCACTCCTGAAGGAGATGATGCTTACGAACAAATATGGCGATCAGAAGAAGGATTTGAAGTTTGGGAACACTCTAAAGGTTTTAGCTGTGACTTAATGGATGGTGATGTAAAATCACTGCATCAACTTCAGAACTTGCACTTCTTTTTAACTCAAAAAGAATTGTATATAAAATGAACATCGGAATATTAGCAGTTGATAGTAATTTTCCCAATCTCGCGCTCATGAAGATAAGCAGCTATCATAAAGCACGTGGCGACAATGTGGAATGGTATAATCCTTTATGTTCATACGATAAGGTCTACATGGCAAAAGTATTCAGCTTTACACCGGATTACGGCTATTACATCAATGCCGATCAAGTCGAGAAAGGAGGTACAGGATATGACATAAGTAAGGTTCTTCCGGTAGAAGTTGATAGAATAGTTCCCGACTATAACCTGTATAACATTGATAAGAATCTGGCTTATGGCTTCCTTACTCGTGGGTGTCCTAACAAATGCAAGTGGTGCATAGTTCCACAAAAAGAAGGCAAGATAACTCCTTATATGGACATTGAAGAAATAGCAATTAATAACCGGAAAAATATAATTCTGATGGATAACAACGTACTTGCATCTGATTACGGTTTACAACAGATTGAAAAGATTGTCTCCATGGGCGTACGAGTAGACTTCAATCAGGGATTAGATGCCCGCTTGGTTACGGACGAAATAGCCCGGCTACTTGCAAGAGTAAAGTGGATGAAGCGCATACGGTTCGGCTGTGACACACCGGGACAGATTGCCGAATGTGAGCGTGCCACAGCTTTGATTGACAAGTACGGATACAAAGGCGAATACTTCTTCTACTGTATTTTACTGAATGATTTTAAGGAGTCGTTTGAGCGTGTCAATTATTGGAAGAACAAAGGAGGTAGATTCTTACCTCACTGCCAACCTTACCGCGACTTAAATAATCCGCATCAGATTATACCTCAATGGCAAAAGGATTTAGCCGGATGGGCAGATAAGAAGTGGATTTTTAGAAGTTGTGAATTTAAAGACTTTATTCCACGAAAGGGATTTAAGTGTAGTGAGTATTTTTATAACAATTAGAGTAAAACAAATCAAAAATGAACATACTAAAGTTTATTAGCAACTTATTCTATGACAAAGAAACCTATTTTGGTTCTCGTTGTAGCGGTTACGGCTGTTATCCATCTTTCAATGATGCAGGAATTAAGAAGCCTTTTATGTACCGACTATTAAAGGCTGGCAAAAAATGTGGCGGGTGTTCTGACTGTAAAATAGAAAAATAAATGGAAGAAAGAAAACTAAATTTCACAAGGAATGAAGACCCTACAATAGTAGAGGATAAAGACGGTAAGATAGCTAAAAAGATAGAAAAGATTTACAAAGATATTTGTTTTAATCTTGGATTTTGTTACGAACAGCTAAAAGAAGGAAATCTTACAGAAGGAATGAAAGAAACACATCTTTTTTTAACAGAAGGATATGTACTTAACTTTCTTGACGAACTTGGTTATGAAGGTGTTCTGAAAAAGAAAAAAGACGAAATGTATTCAGATATACGGTCGTTAAATAATGAAAATAGAGAACTTCGTAGACAACTTGGAGAGAAAGTATCAAACGAAGATGTTAGAGAAAAGTTGAAAAATATTTCTAATATCATAAAGAAATGGTGGAATATATACGGATTTGGACACGTTAGTGATATTTCATATACAGAGTATGGAGCGGTAAAACTGATTTTAAGCGGTTCGATTTGTCATGCCTATCGTGATGATACCCAAAAAGCCCCCACCGATGCGGAAAAGGCAGAGTATCTTGTTAAACTTGGTTTTAAAATAAGTTTAAAAGACCGAGGTAATGTTTTGTTTACTGATGGTAACTATATTCTTTTAGATAAGATGCTTAAAGAGAAATACCCAAGTTCTACCATTGCCAATATAAGAGGACACGAATGGGGTAATGAATTATCAATGAGAGAAATAGAAGTTTATATTCACAATTTAGACGACTTGAAGAATGAATAGTAATATGAACTATAAAATACTGATAATATGTACGATTCTATCTTTGATATTAGGGTGTTCCTCACCGAGAAAGTATAAAGAGAATCGTTTTACAAGACAATTTCAGAAAGCAGATTCATTGTTTAATGAAAAGTACGGATTATAACATTCTACAAATGGGAAATAATAGATTTAACGGAAAAGCTATATACAATCCGTCCGGCAAAGCTGGCGAGTATAGCGATTGGGCTTGTAATTTTTATACAGGATGCTCCAATAATTGCGATTATTGTTATTGCAAGAAAGGTGTAATGTCCCATGTGTGGAGTGATACCCCGAAACTGAAGAAATGTTTCAGAGACGACGAAGAAGCCATATCCATTTTTGAAAAAGAATTGTTGGCAAATCTTGGAGAACTTCAGGAACATGGATTATTCTTCTCTTTCACAACTGATCCCATGCTCCCCCAGACAATAGACCTGACTGTACGTGCAATCAAAATATGTGTACATCATAGTGTCAATGTAAAAATCCTTACCAAAAGAGCTGATTTTGCCGAAAAGTTCTTTCGTCCTCTTTGTAGCAAAAGCGCATTGAATGAGAATTTGATGCACATAGCATACACACGTCACGTTGCATTTGGATTCACATTGACCGGACATGATGAACTCGAATCCAACGCTTCAAGCAATTCAGACCGGATAGAAGCCATGAAGATACTCCATGAAGGAGGATATAAAACTTTTGCGTCCATTGAGCCTATTATAGACCTCGAAGGTAGTTTGTCTATGATAATCAGCACTGTTGGCTTTTGCGATTTATATAAAGTCGGTCTGTTAAGTGGGAAAAAGTATAATTGGCGAGAGTTACGAGGATTTATGCTTGCTTGTACTTCTTTAAAAAGTAAGTTCTACTTCAAGGATTCTTTCATAAGTCAGGCTGATTTAGATAGAGCAAATCTCCCACAAAGTTGTGTTGGAAGAGATTATGATATGTTTAAAATGTAAAAGAAGTAAAGTATAAAAAACATGTACGAAGGATTAAAAATAAATTTCAGCCTATGGCATATTGTAGGCGGTATTTACGGATACAATAAATTGATAAGACTTCCTCGAAAACAAAAGAAAGCATTAAAGAAAAGTCTTTTGCAGGATATTTTTACGGTAGATAGAAACTACCTAAAAGAGTGTCCAAAGCCTAAAAAAATGCCAATATTTAGTTATAAACAATTTAAAAAATGAATTATATAATTATTTTCCTGATAATATTTGTGATAGTATTATTGGTAGCTGGTGTGTTATTTCTCTTTAAGTTTTTAGAGAATCTACAAAATCAATTCTCCGCATTTCATCAAATTCAAGACCTATACTACAAAGATTTGGTAGATAAATTAAGACTATTGCGGTTTGCGGAGATTGTAAGACTATGGGATTACTGCACTCAAAATGAGATGTATGAAAGGGCTAAAGAGTTTAACGACATTTTAAACAAAGATTTTAGTGACATTTTACCAAAGAAGTAATATTATGAAACTTAGTAAGAAAGACCTAAAGCGTATCGAAAAGTCTGCTATTAAATACAAGCAATTCTACGAAACTCCCAACCATGAAATAGACGCAATAGTTCAAGAACTGATTGATTCATCAAAGAACATGCCTAAAAATATGACGAAGGAAGAAGAAATATCCTACATATTGGATGGAGATAATGGAGATAACAATTTGGATAAATTGAAACAAATAATTGAAGAAGAGGAAGGTAACAATGCAAAATAGTTTGAATGAAATCGCAAAGAAAGCGCATGACTGCGCTGTTCGCCGTGGGAAGATAAGTCTTATAGACGAAGAAAATAATTTCCACCGTGATTTACTGAATGAAGTTGCAGAAGTGTTCAATGCTGAAGGGAAGAAAAGCTCGCACATTGAGCACTTCTCTGATTTTGAAGAGGAATTGGCAGACGTAATACTTGTAGCCATGAGCACTCTTAATCATTTCGGAAGTGATATAGATGCTCTGATAAAAGCAAAAATGGACTTTAATCAAATAAGGAATGATTAATGAGTATAATACAATGGACTATAAGGGCAATCGAAATGGTTGTTTTTTTGTATCTTTAAAGTAATAATCGAAGACTTAATGAACGTATGAAGAAACAGATAAAACAAGATATAGCAGAAAACGTCACACTAACTGCCGTTTATAATATACTATTTACTAATGATGTTGTTTGTGGACTTGTGGTAGACTTCATAAGCCAACTGAAGAAATCACCATATTACCGTTTCTATGTGAAACAACAAGCTAAACGGATAGAATCAGAAATGCAGAAATATGAAAAGCGCATTGCCGAGATTTCCGGGAAACGCATCTTCTTCATGGCGGACGCTAACGAAGTTATTTCTGAAGAGTTACAGCCTGATTTACTAAAAATGGAATACAGCATCAAATCGGAGTTTGACAAACATAAGCTCAAAGATAGTGCTCTTCTTGCAAAAATGGAATTAACCCGGTGCATGTGCGAGTTATCTTGTTTGTCGCTTGATAAACGAATAGAAGAAGTAACTCCATATAATCAAGATGTGAAAAGGCTTACTTATCTTCGCCTTACAGCACTTTTCAGCTATGTTGATGGATTATCAAATATTCTCTACCAAAGCAAAGAATACATCAACTTGAACGAAAGTTCTAATTGCAAAATGGCAATGCAAATCATACAAAGAAAACTGACGGATTGTGATATAATCAGCCGGGCAATCAGCACGTCAGATAAATTGAATCCGGCTGTATAACATCAATAAATTAACATGAAGATTTCAGGACGAATAATTGTTGCTCTTCCAATGCAAGGAGGAACATCAAAAAGTGGCAAAGAGTGGTCGAGACAAGACTATGTTATTGAAACCAAAGAACAATATCCAAAGAAAGTTACGTTCTCGGTAATGAACGACAACATAATGAACTTTGGGTTGGCGGTTGGGCAAGATGTTGATATAGAAATCGACATAAATGCAAGTGAGTGGAATGGCAAATGGTATAACTCCATTTCCTGTTGGAAAGCCACATTGCTCAATCCCCAGCAACAGCCCCCGGCACAACCCAACTATTCTGCTGTTCCACCTAAACAACAAGCGACTCCACAACCAGCACAACAACAAATGTTTACCGAAGGACAAAAAGACGATTTACCATTTTAACTCATCATAAGTTGATACACAATTAAGAGGTAGCTTATTCGGCTACCTCTATCTTTCTTCTAAACTCTCTTAACTGATCAATAATAGAATACCGGTAACACCCAAGATCAATCCCATACCGGAAGCCGTATAAATAAAAAAAGCCCCGACCTTTTGAGCCGGGGTAAATACCTGTCAATAACAAGTAAACTTCTACTTCTTTCTCAAACGATATACCATCCAACCGACAATTAACAGAGCGATAACACAGCAATATACCTTATCCTTATGCAAATCCCACCATGATAGTTCTACGACAGTTTCTTTTTGATTCAGCAAAACATTAACCTTATTACTAATAGTATCAAGTCGATTCGAAAGCTGCTGCAAAGTAATGGATAATGTTTCATAAACTTCAGTCCGTTCTTGCTCCTGCTTGGAAGCGGTGGTAGTACTTTCTTTAATCGGATGTTGTTTCCCTGTTGAATCCGGAGCAGACAAGTAAACTGTTTTATTCTCAATCTTTAGATCACTCAATTTGTCGGTAGTAACCTTCGTTTGCTTATTCAAATCCAGCCGTAGTGATTCAATTAAGTTTCGCAAATACAAGAAATCCCCTGAATAGTCCACCTGCTTTTGCATCTCGATGTTGCGGGAAGCCTTACAAGACGATAACCATATTGCTGACGTTAACAATATGGTAATGTATATTAATTGTTTCATAATCCCAAGTATTTAATGATCCCATCCACATGAATCTGCACAACCGCTTGTTTCCCGGCAGGTGAAAGCAAGTAGTCTACATCCTCTTTATTATCCTGAAAGAAGTTCTCCCTCAACACGGCCGGACAATTAGTATCCCGGCACATGGCAAGGTTCTGTTCCCAGAATAATTGTCCTGGCGTAGGCTTACGAATATTAACTCCTTTCTCTCCGGCAGCTTTTGCAAGGCAATCAGCCAGACGTTTACTATTGGCAGAAGCATTATTACTCACAAACACGCTCCACCCACGTGCGTTCATCCATTCAGCACCTGATCCGGCCGCATTGCAGTGAATCGAAACAAGGATGGCTTTCTTTCCTGTTTCATTATAAATAGCATTAGCTCGTTTACATCTTTCAGATAAGGGAACATCTGTATCCTCTTTTACAATGCGTTCCGCGTCAACTCCTAGCTTTCTCAATCCAGATACTACCATAGCAGCAATCTCTCTTGTATAAGACCACTCTCTCAATCTTCCATCCGGTGAGCGTTTGCCCGGTGTATTCTCACCGTGACCGTTATCAATCAATACTTTCATTTTTTCTCTCCTTATCTTTAATTATTGTAACTCTACGTGGTGGAATACGACGACTACAGTCATTATCAGGTCGATCACAACGATTATGTTCAGCATCCTTCAACTGTAGTTCCAACTCGTGACATTTATGTATCCAAATTAATTTATCATTCTGCTCATTACGTAATTCAACATAGATAGCATCTATTTTCGTGTCACGCTGTGCAATACGATCCTCTAGCCAATCCACTTGTTTACGTTCATTCTCATCTTCCATAGAGTCAGCAGAAGCATCCTCCTTTCGAGCATTCGTTTTTCGGTTAACGTAGAAGTTAACTATCCATTTGATTGCCTCCAAGCCGCCTAAGGCACCGAGTATTGTTAACCAGTCGTTTAGTTCCATAATTATATTATTACTTAAACATTGATATAATTAGAATAGAAATAACAGCAATTAACCCAGGCAACAATACAGTAGCCAATACATCCAGCCAATCGAATGTATTCCCGTAGAGTTTATCTTTGTAATCAACTGCAACCGCAACAATAACAGTCGACACAAAAGCAATCACAGTTGAGGGAATTAATCCCACTCCAAGTGTCAAACACACCGCCAGCATCGCTATGAAAACCAACATTCCGGCTTTCATGTGTTTCGGACGGTTACTATCCTTCAGCCATCCGAGATATTTCTTTATTATTTGTTTCATTCTTTTTATTCTAGGTTATGTAGGTTTATTGAAATTTAAATCTGATACATTAGGCGATATTTGTCCAGAGTAAATAGCAAGTTTCAGAAAAAGCATGGGCAAGTTATCATAATAAACACGAACGGGCTTATTGGTCGTATATGCGCGATCTACAAACCAAACACCTGCCGGGACCTCTATTCCTTCTGGATTAAGGACTGGCTCAACATGGATAAAGTTGTCGCTGTGACCAACTACATAATATTTTAGTTTAGTGCCTGTCCAATAAGCTAACAATCGTATGAATGAACCTTCTTGTCTCATAAAGCACGTTCTTATTTCCGATCCCTTATAATATATTCCCGTATAAAGTTCCGAGGTGTCTCCTATTCCAAATATATTATACGCTTCATTCCATGCCCTGTTGGTGGTGCTCACAATAAGAAATTCTACTCCGTCAAATTTTTTATCATTAGGAAGACTAAGATTGCCTTTTCCTGCAAATAAGACATTCACCTTACTATAAGCCACCTTCTTTATATCAATGGTTTCAGTATTCGTAAATATAGGTGTATTAGTAGCAAATCCATATACGTGTCCTCCGTTTGAATACTGGTCACCTGTTTTAAGGTTAAAAGCTAAATTTGGACTGAAATTACCAGACTGCGGATCATTTGGATTAAATTCTTGATAGTTGCTAGTAGGATCTCCATTGGCATCTATTCCCTGCTGCGAAAACATATAATCACCATAGAAAACCGCACTAGCAAGCTTGGCAAAGTTAGCCATCAGAATCTCCGTGAATATTGCTTTGTAGTTTTCAAAAGGAATCCACGTAGAATTGCTTCCGTTTGAAGCATAATCTTCAGCGGGATCGATTCCTACAGAGTTTCCATTTTTACGCATTGTATAATATGTCTTTCCTGCTTCGTAGTAGACAATAGGAGTTATGTCATCTGTACAGGTGTAAACTGTTGATAGATCAAAAGCACCTGAAGGAAATGGTAATCTACCTCGAACGCCAGCAGGTCCCGGTATACCATCCTGTCCATCCTCTACAACAGAAACCGTCTTCTCGTCCACCTGTGTACCTCCTACATATAACCGGAATGAGATTGCCGCCATATCGGAAGTGACGATGATCCGTGACCCATATACAAATTCAGCCGAATTACTTCCTGTTTTATAGGTCAGCACAAACTTAATCGTTCCGCTTCCGGATACAGGATTTCCGTTACCGGTTTTACTGAAACATTCGCACGATACATATTCCGGTAAATGTGACCCGTCAGCTTTTCTCTTTACCTGAGTAACGGATGGGACCAACCAATAAGTAGTAGCATCCGCCCCATTTTCAGGGGCTATGCTCACTTTGAATAGATTTGAAGACAGTTTCTTAGCCATAGTTTAAGATATTATTGTTGCGCTTACATAACCGGAGATTCCTCCACCGGCATTGATCACATCCTGAAAAGCCACATTGATGCTCTTCTTTACTCCGGACAAGGAATCAATCTTAGCACCGGAATTATCCGTTACCGTGAATGTAGTTTGAGCCGTAGTGTCTTCCGTGCCATCGTCTTTTTCTACTTTTGCCGTATATACAGCCGTTTCACCTTCTTTGATTTGCTCGCCTGTAATTCCGTCTACATACAAATTAACCCGATAAGGATCGGTGTAATCCGTTACATTGATATAAGCACTGGCCAGTAACGTAGAATCGTCTTTACGATATAGGTCACAGCGGTAAGTAGCCGTACCGTCAATTTCGGAAGCCGGAACTTCAAGTGACCACACACCGGTAGCGACCTGCGTAGAGACTTCTCCTACTACCTTATTCCATTTAGGGGTATATGCCGACAAATCAGATGGGGTTACTCCATCTATCAAAGGATGAGCATTCAGCGTTGCTACGGGGCTAGATGTTGTGACGTCCGTATCTCCGTCCAGATACAAGGTAGTGGAGCTACCGACAGTCTCCACGATCTCAACAGTTTCGGAAATAGCGTCAAAGGCGAGGGATTGCCCGCTTACTTCCGTTGTGCCGGACAATAAGATTGTATCATTATCGTAATTGGATACCGGTACGATGTTTTTTACAATCTCAAAGACAATCATATTCGGATAGTCACGCCCGCCAATATTCACCGTCTTTGTTGACTTCTTGAATACTCCGGCAAGTGCTCCGGTAGTGCTCAACCCGTCACCGCCAAAGGCAACCTGAACACCATTGTAGAATAGATCCAGTGTCACAGGATTCAATACCGCTCCGTTATCATCACGGTTTAAGTGTGCGTAAATAAGAGGCTTCGTTGCTGATGTCTCCCAGTCAGGGCTACAGATATTTGTCCCTTTCTTATACTCCTGACGAAGTGGTCCGTTGATGATACCCATTCTAGCACGGATATTCACACCGTTCATCAGGGCAAATAGCTGAAAACTTCCATTTATCTTTTTCATTTTATGTCCTCCTTACTTTTTTGATGTTTTACTTTTGTTTTTCTCTTCTAGCAACAGAGCGTCTAAGGTTTGTTGCGTGATAATCTCAACGTCTTGCAGGTCACTTCCGATCACTTTCATGGCGTTAATACTAAGTACGGCCCGACCGTCACTCAATTCCTGCGCGTCTATGTAGATTCCCTTTTCTACCAACTGCGTTTTTTTGACTAATAGGTAATTCATAATGTTATCGTTTTTAAGTTAATACTATTCTTCCTTTTTGAGAGTACCTTTGAAGCACCACCCCTTGTCATTCTCTACTTCGCAGTCTTCAAAAGGTAATGTAGTCTTCCAGGCTTCCTCAAATGACATACGACCAATAGCCGCCGTTTTATTGATATATTGAATCATGTTGTTAAGGAACTCGCAGATAGCAGGGTGATAACCTTTTACGAGACGGGTCTTTGTCACCTCTGTTTCGTTTTCAATGTCTGCGTAACGTACTTGCATGCGCATCCAGTATTTCCCTTTCTTGCGGTCAGGTTCGCGTACCTCAAAGTCGAGAACCTCGAAGGATTTTCCTTCTAGTTCGGATATATCTATCAAAGGAGAATCCATCCGCCTTCTGACCATTGTTTCCTTAGTTGTCAAAAATGATAATTTCATATTTAATTTTCTCGTTAAGTTTATGGCATCGGCTCCTTTAAGAATTCCTTGATAAGAAGCTCTTGAACGAGGATTGTGCCATACATTTTTAATTCTTTTCTTTGTGCTCTTCCTAATCTCCGTATGATCGGTGTGAAATACATACCCTAAAATATCCGGAGCAACTTTCATTGGAGTAGGATAAGCATCTTTCTTTAGCTCGTATCCTAAATTATACCAGAGGTAATTCATTATTCTCCATTTTGCTTCATGGAGCCTGTCTTTATCTCCAAAGAGAAGGATATCGTCAGCATATCTCACATAATGAGGAATCTTTAAATCTTGGCGAACAAATCGGTCAAATCCCATCATCATGATGTGTTGATTGATCGGAGACGGAGGCGTTCCTATCGGCATTCCGGTATCACAAAAGGATATTTGTTTCAGCATATTCAGAAATCGCTTATCTTTCCAGATCGTTTCATGACGGGAAAACAAAATATCCGGATTTGTACGTTCATAACATTTTTTTATGTCAAGTTGTAAATATCCCCATGGATGATAAACGTTTATAATTCGTTTTATCTGACGTACGGGGTCATACCTTCGTTTTTTAGAATTTATCCCTCTTCCTTTGATGCAGTTGTAGCAATCGTCAGATAATCTGTTGTCATATTCCGGTTTCATCATAAGCATTAAAGCATGCATAGATACTCTATCTTTAAATTTACTGATAGCCACGGTTCTATTCTTCCCGTTAGGAGATACAATGTTTTTATATCGGTATCTTACATTTGCAAGCTGCCCATTTAGGAGCTGTCGGTATATATTATATTCATTTTCTTTGTCTTGTATAAATTTTATTGTTTCTTGTTTACTTGCATGCTTCTTAGAAGCATTAACTGTTGCCTGATTTATTAATTCAAGCGTTAAACGGCTCATTATGTTCCCTTTTCTTTTCATCTTTATTTTATCCAAGCGGAAGCCTTATTAACGGACTTTCATGTTTTTACTAGCCCATTTCCCTATCTCCTCGTATATAGGGATTGTCTTTTATGTTTCGTACTACTGACGAGGTTTTACGTGCAAATTAGTTCTTTTGTAAGCCGCCAGCGTAGTTCGTATTCGTATTCGAAAGCGAATTATTCGCATTCAAATTGCGAGCGGAGCAGACGCCCCAATTGCCGTTACCACGCTACGCGTAAAACCTTAGAGATAGGGAGGACGAGCCTCCCTCGCATGTTCGTTTCACTCACTCACGGCTGCGCTTTCGCCACTAGCGTTTTGCGCCGTTGCACTTGACGTCCCTTCTGGTAAACGAACTTGAAAGCCGCCAGCGTAGAGCGGAGTCGTAAGCGAAAGCGAATAAGCCGCATTCAAAATGCGAGCGGAGCAGACGCCCCAAAGGCCGTGACCACGCACGCGATGACCTATGCGAACCTTCTTACCAATAGGAGAAACGCCTATACCATTTCCTGTATCCATATAGCAAGTATTATCGGATAATCCTCCTTTTTTGGTTGTGCCGACTCTGGTTCCTCGTATCAGATCGGTGAAATATCCGTTATTACTCATCGTATATGCGCCAGCTTGATCATAAGCAGATTCAAAATCAAAATCGCCACTTGTTTTTTCTACTGTCTTATCAAGCGTCAAATTGGGCTGATCAAGACAAATAAATACTTTAGTTAGATGTCTCCCGTCTTCTTGTATCGTAGCTACCTTTTCAATCCCTGCTCCGGCGTATTGGAAGGCGTCGGCAGATACTAAGTCCATACCATAGATTGCTGAAGTTTGCAAGCTTATAGTTATATCCTTTACTACAACAGGATTTCCAGACGCGTCGAATACATTGATATTTTCCAAGGATACCACCTTCCTCAACCTGGCGTTCATTTCCCCTTCAAGAAGTGTTTTTGTGCCGGGAACATTGGAATACTGATAAGAACCTCCATTAAAAGTAAACGATGTATCAGGCTGTATGTTATTCTCTGCCGCATAAGAGAGAGCCATCTGAATTTCAAGACATTCCATACGGGGGTATTCCCTAGAAATAAGATTGCTCCAATGTGTTTTTGACCCTTCCGCATCGACATAGAAGGCTGGTTGTTCAGATAATTTCTGATACACCCATGAATCTGCCGATCCCATCCTGTATGCCGCATTAGTTACCTTTAAAAAGTTTTCACTAGTTACGCTCACATTACTTGAGATTCCTCCTCCAAACTTATTCGGATCATGTAGATAAACTGTCCCGAATTTGTTCATCAGGGCATTGGTGATGTGTAAAAGATTCCAGTCCATCAGTGGAGCGAACGGAATAGTCTTTACCGGGTCAGCGTTATGGGCTATAGCGAAGTCATTTGTAGTCAATTGACTTAAAGCGGTTCTCGGATATGTCCTGTCCTGCTTATTAAACTCTGTAATTCCTAGTAATCCGTTTGAACCACCATCTCCAGCTCTGTATTTGAAATACATGGACCGGAATTTACCATTAACCACCGCTGGCAATCCCGGACAAATCAGTGTCGGGGGAATAGTCCTTGATTGTATTCCATTGTATTCGAATGGTTCTTCACCAAATAGAGCTACGACCTCGCTGCCGACTATTGCATTTTCGATTGTATGGATAGTTTGTGTCCATCCGTACATGATGTTGTAGCCTTTATCCTCCGCGGCCGAGTTAACGGTAGTCGGCGCGGGAGTACCATCCTCGAATCGCATCCAGTTGTTGTTCTTGAGCTTGCCGATGATTTCCACGTTTACTCCGTCTTCGCATTTAACCAAATAAGCACCCAGCTTGTCCGCAATCTGATTCACCCCGAACTGGAAAGCAGGCGTAGCACCAATGCCATTGTATACGCTTCCTTCAACATTCCATGAGCCGATCTTGGGCATGACGGACGGTTCCAGTACTACCGGATTCGTATAGGTGATACCCAACGCCTTGACGGTCGTTTCGATATACTCGCCATACCCGATGATGGAAGACGTACCATCGGCATTGGTCGCTTTCCATGTGATGTTGTAGTACTTCTCCGGATTCTCGATTATGCGGCCGCCGGCAGTGATCTCGCAACGAGACTTGATAAGCTTATCCGTATCGATGTCTTTCACTGTGATATATGCCCCGGCAATTGGAATTTGCTTGGCATTCTGGAAAACGGGAAGATCTACACGCACGTTGTACTGTACCAATAATGCGGCATTAGTCGGTGATGAAGGTGACGATTCGGCCACTCCTTTATAAGAAGCACGACACTCTAGTTTCAAATTCTTGATGCGTGAAGCGTCTACGGTAATCGTACGAGGATATGTACCGTCTGCGTTGGGGGTCGTTACCATCCAAGCATCAGAGGTAGTTATCAGACGGGTGTATTTGCCATCTTTAACGTACCACCAATATACCGCATTATCTTCTGTCAGATCAATTTCACCTGATTTTAGCATTGCTTTTAATTGGACGTACCAATTGGCAGGATTGGTATCATCTATTTTGGTGGGGTCTACAATTACCTCTGTAGGAGAATCCGCCATTAAAGACAGCAAAGATGCCTCGTAGTAGATAGTACTTAGAAGCTGTTGTTCGATGCGTGATTCCTGACGGCCTGTTTTGGGGTTAGTGTAGAACGCTTCACCAATCAGAAGGAACGGTTCACTTACAGGAGTATTCCGTTTTACCTTTAAAACAAGGAGGCCATTAACCGTGGCTATTTCATAGTTAGGGTCGTTATCGGCTATTTTGTTAGCGGGTTTGTATTCGTTCAGATACCAGTCGATTCTATCCAGCGTTGCCGCTCCGTTGGCTATTACCTCGTCAGGATCTTGCAAGTTGACGGCAACCGTTACCATCAAAGGAAGGATAGAGGAATAAGACGGATAAAAGGCATTGTCGTCACGGCTGTACTTCTGTTGAAAAGAGCCTTCACCGATAATCTTCATGCCGGAACTGACGTTCAACGGCTTGACTTGAATGTTGACTATTCTTTTTTGTTGCATATTAATTAAAGATTAAATTGTAATTCTTCTGATTCCCGTAAATAATTCTCTTCGCCTAGTGGAATAACTGCTGTTATCTTAAATGTGACGGACCGGGCATTTAACCACTGCGATCCCATATCGGAAGATATGAGGTGTATCTTGTTTTTTTTGCCATCTACAAAGGTGGGTGACCAAGCATTATCCTCTGCTGCTATTCCTGTATCTCTGTTCCATGTGATTACCGTTCCGGAAGTACTCATTACATCTTCGGTGATGTCGGTTGTACCGTGATAGAATCTGGCTTCGATTACCGTATCAATCAAACCATAGAAGAAGCTGAACCCTTTCGAGCTTTGAAAGTCTATTGAGAATTCTCCGTTACCTTCCAGGAACGCCCAGTCGGTGGAGTTCCATTTGGGTTCTAGCAGCGTACCGGTCTTTAGGCATTGCCATTTTAAGCCACGATGGTAAACGGTGCTGGACTCATTAACACCTGTTATAGGATTCTTTGATTCGAAAAGGTATGGTTCTTCAGAGGTGGCAACCGATAAACTCCAGATTCCACGGTTGACAAACTCGTAGACAGGCTTGCCGGTTACATCTATGCGAATATCATCCTGACGGATAAGGCCACGGCAATAGACATAACTTTGTCGGTAGTTGATCGGCAGATTGTCGAACAAAGACAGACGTTTCATTTTACCAATCAGGATAGAGTAATTGTTCTCTTCTAAGATAGGTTTTGTTACTCCATCGAGCATGCAGATACATTTCTCATAGCTGGAGATATACCAATAACTCTGCCGGTCTTCATCCGAAGTGTTACCTCTACGGGTAATGATCATTAATGGTTCAGGTGGATAGTTCTTACCTCCGGGAACTTCATCATCCGGATACAGGACTGCTTCGATGTAGCTGTCTACCGTGTTGACTCCTACTACTCGCATCCATGAGGTACGGTAGTTGCCGCCTCCGGTGGCTAGGTCATTGACAGAACCGTAGATGATGTCGTTCCAGTCGAAGGCTGTGAAGTCCGTTGTATGTCGTTTACGCAAAGGTAGACGGTAGGTTCCGTCTCCTAATAATTCAATGCTTTCTATTACTCCAGATTCGGAGAAGGCTGTATCACTTTCTTGAGCGGATAGACGGTTGAAGATTAACTCTAAGACGGTGAGAGATCTGCGAAGTTCGACGCTATCAGCCTGTATGCTTCCGTCAGGACGCAATAATGTACCCTTACCGGAGATTAAAGAGTCAATGGCTTCACCAATGTTAATGCCGTTATTAGCTTCAATTAGTTCTTCAGAGACTAGACCTTTTAAGAAAGTAAGTAAGCCAGAGGCTGTGTCATCATAAAGTTTGCTTAAAAAATATTTCCGTCCAAAAACACGAATAAGGCTATCTATCTGTTGCGAATTATACCCACTAGAACCTTGCCCGCCAGCAATAGAATCTATTACATTCTGTATTTTTTCAATTGTTCCTACTTGCTTATCATCAGCCAAAGTTACTTCATAAGTAGGAATTACCCCCTCTCCTTCCGTGATACGTAATGAATCAATGATTATACTCCCGTCAATATGAAAATCAGGCTCCGTGAATAGCATTAGGTCACCTTCTTTCAAAATGCTATAAAACTGTGGGTATCGAGCCATGTATATCTCGTCAATCTTCACTTCATAGGTATAGCGCACATAATCATTTTTTGCCAAATACTCCTTGCCAGCTTTCAAAAGGCGTTGGGCAGCAGCAGATATGTACACTTCCGGCATATCAATATTCAAGAAGACAAATTTGTCTCCGGCTTTGATATTGTAATCTTTATATGGGAAATAGAGTTTCAGTCCATCATCATAGACACGATTACAAGTGAGAATGTATTTATTACCCTTCTTCTCACATTTTGTAATCTCAAATTCTCGTCCACCACACATACCATCTTCCATGCTAATGGTGGCTGTTTCTCCGGTCAGATAGTCATTTATATCAAAACCAACATCTTTAATAGTCAAAAGAAATGATGGAATATTCTCACCCTCTTTCAACTTGTCCCACGTACCATCATCACTGATTGCTTTACCATCTTTTTCGGTAGCATCCGTCACAATCTCGTCCAAGTTTCCGTTGTCCCCGGTATCAATACTGCATGATATTCCGGCAGCAATAAGTTGCTCCGCAGTCATGCCTTCCATTGACGGGTAAATCTCTGGCAATGATTCGTCACTTCCATCAAAATACACACTATCCTCACGTACTCCAAGCACCGATATATTGGGGCTATCAATATAAGCATCCAACGTCCTCTTGGGAAAATCCGGCAACATCAGATTTTGTACTGCCATGTTATTAGGCAGATAATTGGTAAGAGATGCGTCCGACAACTTATTGTAATATCTAACCGGAAGGTTTCTTGTACTACCATACACACGAAGACGGGTAATTATTTGCTGGTTACTTTCAGCCACGCGCTGAATTTCAAATAATCCCTTTCCCTTCCCATATTGGAAAACATTGTCGATAGCTACTCCCGCAGTACCAATAATTATCTTGCGTTCGCGAATAATGAAATTTGCATCGAATTTCGATTTAATGAAATCCAGCGCAGCCCACACCTTTAGCTTACTTGCGTCAATGTTCACATTGGTTGTATTGACATATTCCGGGTGAACTTCAACAGTCCATTTTTGGTCGCCAGTATAAACACGGTCGAGGTTAGCTTGTATGCGGTCAGCCAAATCCTGTATGCTTGATGCAAAGAAGCTAAAAGTAGAAAGAGAAGAAAAATGAACGAAGTTGTCAGCAAGAACATAGTCAAGAAAATCACATCGAGTCAGTTCATCCGAATAACTATTGAACTTCACACCATCGTAAACATAAGCCTCTCCATTTTTTCCTGCTCCGGCTTTCTTTAAAACACTTGGGTCATAGTTAATCGTGAACTGTTCATTACGGTAAATGAAGTAATCTCCGATTTCAAAATCAATCGGTAGTTCAGAGTTTATGGTAGTATTTACGAAACATTCGCCCATGAAAGTTCCACTGTATTGTACTTTTCGTACCTCACAGCGTACCTTCGTTCCTGTTTTGTCATATACCTTCCACATACTATCCCTTCTTTGCTACTAATGCTAAAATCGTAGTCATATCAATACTGTACGAAGGCACAATTTCCGTCTTTGGATCAGTTACCCGGAACTTCACTTTAAATGTGACCGAATCACCATCTTTAGTTGAATGGAAGTCATAGTCACTTGCTCCAAGAAAGTATAAATTCCGTCTTCCGATATTGGTATGTGGATTATACACCTTCAAAGTGGCACCATTGCCATCTTCTCCAATCAGGTAGCCTAAAAATGAAACAACATTATCATAGGCGGTTGCCATTTCACCTGTATAACATATCCCAGCTTCAAGATCATAAGCCTTTAGCGGTAATACGTCAGGAATAAAAGTGTCCTCTCCGTCTTCGTCAGCCCAATCACGTTTAGGCAAATCCTTCGTTTCAGGATACAATTCAAATGGAAAATCGGTACACACCATCTTCCATTCAGTAAGAAGGTCTTTCACCTTCGCACCGTCTGAAGTCTTCTGAAACAATATGCTATATGCCTCTACCATTACCTCGTTTTGTATGACAATAAAAAAAGAGCTTGCTATTGGGGCTATTAAACTCCAATAACAAGCTCTTTTGGCTTTTATTCTTTTTATTACGCTACAAAACTATATATATTTTCTATTATTTCAAAGAACTAATGGTTGTATTTTCTATTTTTGTTATGAATTTATGTGGCGTTCAGGATAGCGTTGCCGGAAAACAGCAGTCAATATCTCACGGGGATAGACATTTATAGTATCAAAACGAATATCTGCACATTTTCCAATAGCAAATCCATTTCTACGACAAAGATTAGCGGAAAGATTACCGAGACGGGCAGCTTCATACTTATCAAGCTCTATAAAGTTGTGCCGGGCAAAAGCACAAACAGTATAATAAGTACGCTGCAAGTCTTCATTTCCGATAAGGTGTTCAACGCTTGCATCCAACTCCGCATTACGATTACTGTTCATTCTTTTATATGATACGTATTCCGGCGAAACAGTTTCAGGATTTGAAGGAGCTACGAAAGTCTGCATATTCATCATTCGTACCATTCCAGCAAGCATCTTCAATGAAGCTATATCATCTTTACTCAATCCAAGACCATTCACTTCTCCATTGGCTACTTTATGAAATACCTGTCTATACACCTCAAATACCATGCGTACTTTACGAGCGATTAAATATTCAAGGCATGAAACTGAAATATAGTAATCTTCAGTGGGACGACCGCCTTTTGAGTTTTGCACACTTTTGCGTAAAACTTGATAATCAACACTTTCAATGAAATTATTCTTTAATTCACGTACACAACTTCTTTTTTCTGTATAGGCTATCGCCCATACATCATCAAGATTGATTGGAAATTCATTTTCCGACTTTGACAGTTCAAGAACTGCATTGAAATATGCTTTGATTTCACTCTCGCTACTATCTTTGGACAAAACTAAATTCGTATTCATAATCATAATTATTAAAATGAGAAAGGGCAAATGGGAATGCCGTATATTGTGGTGGTTTACGACAAAGCCCAAATGCCCATAAATATATTGTTATCTATCTCCATGTAACCACCACGAAACATGAGATTCAACGTTGTTTTCTGATGCAAAGCTAAGGCAATATAATATCACTCACAAATGGCATTTTATTGGTTTTTAGCACATTATGAACAAGAGTGAGAAAGAATGAAAACAAATTAAGTTGCACAACATATTTACACCCATTTATTTAGAAATATTCTAAACAATGAAATCATGCAATCAAACATATCAAGAAACTTGTATTTTTGACTACATAATTAATACTTTTGCATTTAGATAACAAATGATACGAACATGATAGGAGTTATTCTTTGGACATTATTTATTCTTCTAATATGCTTTTGCGTATGTGGTGGATGGATTTATGCTATTGTATGGATAGTGGGTGGTGCATTAGCACTTTCCTTTGGATTGAAACATGAACTTAAATAAATAAATATGTGGAAATGCAAAAAATGCGGAAGAGACAGCCAAGATGAATCAAAATACTGCGATTGGTGCGGAATGAGTAAATCTAAGTCATTTCGACAGTCAAAAGGAGTAAAAGATAATAAAAGCAAAACAAAAAATGAGAGAAATATATTCCTTGATAAATATACAATTTTAGGTTTTATCACTATCGTTTTATTCTTTCTATTATTTGTAAAGTGCTGTGTCGGTTGTGGAAGTAATGATAGTAAATATGATGATGAATATTGGCGTTCAATAAATAGAGAAGAGAAACTGCGTGATGCAGGTCTTGAAAATGCTGCTGACAAAGAAAAACGTGACAGGAGAAACAGATTAAAAGGGGTATCAAGCGGATACTCATCTGACCCTAATTATTCGCCAACAATTAACGATGAAGGAGAGTATCATACAATTGACGGAAAAAACAAACAAATACAATATCAAGGAAGCAAAGAACAACAAAGTGATTTGAATATGATTGATGAATATTCAAAGACGCATCCTGACTTTTGAAAAATATGTGGAGCACAGCCGGGAACTACCCCGGCTTTCTCTTATCCCAGTACCATATCAAAGCGGCAGTACATTTGGATATCTCTGATAATACAAAGTAGTAAGAGCCTTTTTAAGTTGTAGATAGTTGCTAACAATGCCGATATTTATCCATTGGGCTATATTCATTTCAAGCTCGTACAATTCTTTTAATTTGGCTTCGTCAGCTATTTTATTCCTCATTTCTGATTCATGTTTTCCAAAAACGATAATATTCAGCGAACGGGCAAGGTCTTTTATCTTTTCACGGAACATACCTTCGGGGAGAATCGTTTTGACTGCCTTACACATTGTGGGATAAGCATCACCGGATAGATTGCGAAACTTTATCATCTCATCATAAACAAATTTAATCACATCATACTTGAATGATGGATTTATCCACATGGCGAAGTCTATAAAGAGAATTGGGTGCATCCATGTACCACCATTTTTACCCCTCATTTTTAAATACGTAGAATCTTGCGTATTTAGATTTTCTCGCTCCATTATCACTTTTACAAGTTCCCCAGTAGATTGGACTTCAAAAAATTTTGTTACTTCCTTTTTCATCCCAGAGTTTTCGTTCCATTGCTTCAAAAGCTCCGTAGCATTAAAGAATCCGTCTTTTGTTCGTTGGGTTACTTTAAATTCGCCCATAGGACGTGTCATTATTTGATTTGTTTTCATATATCGCTTTTTTTTAATTGATTATTTACTATTTCTTACAAAGACTTCTCCCTCATACTGCACATGACAGTCAGAACCATGCAGATAGATATAGACTTTAGCCATGTCCATCTGCTTGATAGTTATATTGGCACCATCATACAAGTTGATAAACACTTTAGAGCAACCCGAAGCTTGAACATGGGCATGGCTTTCATGTCGAACATACACGTCACAAGCAGCAAACTTATCAAACTCCAACACACCATCACTTTTACCACATAGCACTACCTTCTTATCAAGATTAACTCCATGAAAAGGACTATCAACAAAGATATGGTTCTCTTTCAGAAGTTCCGGTTCAAAATGCTCTTTGATAAATTCATTAGTGGGATAATCGTTTTCAACTGCAAAGTCAATCCCCCGGAGCCACATATCAATCAATTCTTGTTTGTTGTGGCTCTCACTCCAATCGTTCGTCCATTGCTCGCATAAGCCGTAGGCGATAGCTTGTTTTTTTAATTCATTGTTTAATTTATCCATATAGCTTACTTAATTATATATCGCACCTTATCCCTCACTACCTATATATCAACAGAGGTAAGAGAGTTATCTTCTTGATTAATCATTACATAACATTTATGCATTTTATCAATAAACTATTTATTTAATTCGTTTATCTGAAAAATCAAGAAAATCAAGCCGAATTAAGCACTTCCGCCTCACTACCCAAGCTTCTTTGCTTGAATGATAATTTCGTTCGCTTGTCAAAAGTGGTAATCCTTTGTGAGTCACCTGTCGTTAGTGCGTGGAACGGAGCAGGGTTAAACAAGCGTCTTAATCGACTGAAGAGCCATTTTATCTCACGGGTGATAAGTCCGCACGGTTGGCACTGATATAACCGCAAAAAAGAACCGCACCAAGTAGGACTTTTGGCACGGCTCTTTAATATTATAAAGCCTATATCAGGCAATGATAATCAGTATGTTTGGGCATCAGTCCTACTTGATACAGTACAAATATACAAGACGTTTTTCAGCTATGCAAGTACGCATAATTTACCACTACAATTTTAGTAAAAACAAATATTAAATAGCCTATACGCCATAGTGTATTAGCATCGCCTGTAAAAACAGTGTTAAAGTAGGTTATTACGCCCTATTTCTTATAATACATGTAATCCTCTATCTCTGCTCAATCTTGCTCCATGCAAAATATCCCTGATTTCTTCGACAAACTTCACATTTACTTCTGCAAACTTTGCACTTGCTGCTGTATTTCGGGAAATCGCTTTGAGTTCCGTTAATTGAGCTTCAGCCAAAAAATTAGCACGGGGAAAATACTCGTCTACAATTTGTCTTACAAGTACCAATTTGGCGGCTACATCAGCACGTACAGAGTTTAAATATGAAGCAAGTAAGTTAGCCGTATCTTCAGTTACCCCTTCAATTCCTTTACTCAAACCGGAACTTTCAGCTTCTTCTTTCATGCTGACTCCATATTTCTTTTCCATATACTCGTTCAGCTTATCCAGTGCATCGTAATAATCATCAGTCTTACTGCTAACACCCATCAAATAATCAGCAATGTTTTCGAGTTCGCTATTATCTAATTTGAAATCTTTACCAAACATACCGCTTTGACCGTCTTCCCCGAAAAGCATGGTTTGGAGATTCTTCATAGCTGGTTCAAGTATTGCAAGTTTCAATACGGAGTTCATTACATCTCCCATAATTTCGGCTGCTTTCTTCTTGAAGGCTTCGGCACCATCTTCCCCTTTTTGCCATGCTTCGTACAAGGCATCCCCCAGCTGTGAAGCCCAATCTTTCAGATTAATTCCGTATAGAGAATCCGCAGCATCCTCGGCAAAATCCTTTATCTGCTGCTTTAGTTCCGCAATCTGATTTTCATAATCAGCAACTTTGCCATCATCCGTTTTTTTCTTATCAATCTCTGCCTGCCTCTGTTTTTCAAGTTCTGACATCTGTTCTTGCATCAAAGCACGTTGATAACCATAAGCACCTCCTTCATTATATGCCTTGACACGTTTTTGTAACTTGGCTGATTCCGCAGCATACTTTGACAAGGACATCATATCAAATATATTTATCTTGCCTTTGTTACGAATAGCATCAATTTGCCCGTTCAACTGATTAAGTCTTACCTTATCATTCTCTGCATCAATTAGTTTCAGTTCAGTTCCACTACCTAAAGTTTTTTCAAGAATCGCATCTATTTGCTCATAAACATTTTTTAAATGCTGAACACGTTCCTTACTCTTCTCAATGGCTTTATCCAGTTTTTTATCGTGCGCTTGCGCAATCTTACCAATCCAATTAACGGCTTCTCCGGCTGCTGCGGCAATACCACCAACGATACCTCCTTTAGCAAATCCCTGACCGATATTTGAAATAGAGGTCATGGCATCTTGCACATTTCCCATAGAATCTGCCGCACCTTCATTTCCGAGAGCGTCAAACATATCAGACATCTGTCCGGCAAATGTTCCCACAAGCTGCGCACTTTCGGCGGCACTTTCTCCAACTGCTGCTAATTTTTCTGATAAATCTCTATCATCATCAGCATCATTCGAGAACAGGTCTTTGATGTTCTTTGCAAGGGTAGCAAAAGGATTTTTATTCAATCCTTCCTTGTACAAATCATGGATAGCCTTTTTCAACTTTTCTATTTGGGAATACTGCCCGGACACATCTACACGATTACCGTCCGAATCATTATACCAAGATGTGTATGCAACAGGCTTCCCATCTTTGTTCTTCGTTATTTTAGCATTATCAACTATCTGCTGTGCAGTCGTTGAGGCTTGCTGTATCTGACCGTATGATTTATAAGTCTGATCTCCAAATATTTGTTCCCATATCGGAAGAAGCTCAAGTAATTGCCCTTTCAACTTTGCCACTTCTTCTTTATATTCAGTAAATAGGGCTTTCTGACCGGGAGACATACCATCTTCATTCCCGAAAAGCTCTCCGCCATCACCGATAAAGCCTCCGGTTAGCGGAGCATATTTTTCACTCAAATCACGTATCTTTTCAGCAATGGATTTATACTTGTTGATAGCCGTAACTTCTTTCAGCTTTATTTCCAAGCTGTCCTTTTCAATAGAATCTTTGGCTTCTTTCCACGCTTTAAAGAATTGCTTATACAAAACACCTTCCTTGCCTCCCAATGCTTCGGTAGCCTCTTGTTCAGTGAAAGTGAAAGGAACATAAATACCTTTCTCTTCCATCTTTTTTTGTAGAGAATCTCTTAATTCTTCAGACTTCTTTTCATAGTCCGTGACCGCACCAAAGGCATATACTGAAGCATCCTTTTTGCTCGCCCCGGCATTAATAAGCTGTTGGTATATATTCCATTTTTTTGTTATATTAGATATCTCTCTCTCCATGTCAGATAAAGCCTTTTCAGAAGCCTCCTTCACAGCATTAGCATCAATATCTAAAAGAACTTTCCGTATAGATACCTTTAGCTCCCTGCGCTCCTTCGTCTTGTTGTCCAGTTGGCTTAAAAGTTTATTCAGTTCCTCTCTATAGTTATCTATGTCCACTGGTTCTTTCCCTTTAAAGAGAGAATCGAATATACCTGAACCTTTTATCTTATTTGAAGCCTCTTCTTTGCCTACAATATCTTTCCATTTCTTATACTCTGAATAAGCATCTTTCAGCAAGTTTACACGTTCCTTCATCTGTTCAGCAAAGATGTCTTTTTTACTATCTTTTACATCCTTAACCGGAAATCCAAGTATAGTGGCTCCGCTATTTCCTCCAATGATTTCGTTTTGCCTTTTATTAAACTCTTCTGCCATACTTTTAATCCAAGGAGCAGCAACGTTGAAAGCACTATCTATATCAGCCCTTCCTTCTTTATCGAATTTAACTCCGAATTTTAGAAGTATTGGCTTCATTTGTTTTACGGCTGAATCTGCCTCTTTATAAGCCTTCTGTATATTATCAATAATCTCATTAGGGTCAGTAGAAGTCTTTATTTGTGCAGTAAATTGATTATTTGTAGCTTCGTCAAACTTCTCTTGAATTTGTGTCAAACCTTTCACTTTATCCTCAAATTCTGCCGTAACCTTAATCTTAAATTCTCGCTCTAACGATTCTCTTAATAATATTTTCCGCAATTCAGGATTAAGCCCTTCTATGGTATCCATAAATTGAGTGACATTCAGAGCAATAGCAATTTTCTGTGGTTCACTAAGTTTATTCAAATCAATACCTAATCCTTGAAGTCTTGATTTGTAACTTTCCATGAATCCATGCAAATCTTTTCCAGCTATGTCCAAGTTCTTTTTGTAATCCAACACACTTTCATTGAACTTTATGAACATTACATTATAATTTCCTTGTGCATCACGTGTGTAATCTCCGAAATCTTTTAATGCTTTGGGAAATACTCTTAATAACATCAACTGTTTTTGTAATGAAGTTCCATTTGCGACTTTTGCAAAATCTTTATTGGATTCAATAACCTTTTGCATAGCTTCGTAATACTTCTCATAATCCGTAGTAATCTTACCTGCGCGTTTTTCCATTTCAGCATAAGCATTACTGGCATCTTTCACATTTTCTGCAAAGCTATCATCAAACCATCCGTCTGTATCACTATTTGCAAATTCCGCAACACTTTTTATTTCAGCAAGTATTCTATATCCTTCCCTTACATTATTCAAGGAATCACGTAATTTTTCATATTGTTTTGCAAGACTATTTATCTGTTTACCTTCACTATCAACAGCAAACGCATCATTAAATGTATCCGCCCATACAGGAGAATAATCCTTCAATACCTCTTTTATTTTTTCAATGGAAGTGATTAAAGAAGACTCTTTTACGCTAAAGGGGTCTATATCTGTAAACTTTTTGGCTTCAGTATTTAGGCTTTTAAATCCTTCATTAGCGGTTTTAGAAAACTCTTCAATACGTTCATTCATTGCCTTTGTCTTTTCGCTTACAATGCCTAAAGGTTCAAAATCAATATGACGCATAATTTCAATAAAGGCATAAATTCCTGCAAATATGGCTGTATATGGATTCCAAACAAGAGTTTTTAGAGCTAAACCAACACTTCTTACTGCGGTTCCAAGTCCATACATCATGACTGTATATCTACTTGTACTCATTGCCGCTTTCATTTCAGCTTTAGATATCCCTAACAGTTGAACAATATGCCCAGCCTGTCCCGATTTTAGTTTGCCTAACGCCATCATGCGTAAAGCATATTCTTTAGTTAGTTGTCCACTCGAAGCCAGTACTTTCCAATTAGCCGTGCTCATATTTCGACTTGAAGCAATAACCCCTTTTTCTGCATTGCTCAATTCCCGATAACTTGATGCTACAATGAGATTTGCAGCCGTCTTCTCTTTAGCAGCGATAGTACTTTTTATCAATAATACATTTTCTTCACCCATTGCACGATTAACAGCGAAAGTTGCCACTCGTTGCAACCCGAATGAAGCAGTAGCACTCAAAATCACAGGAATAAGGGCTTCCCAATTAGATGTCAAGGTAGTAAGACTTTCTGCAACCCCTTTTAATAGTCCATTAGAAGAAGAAGCAATGTCAGCCATCATAATGTCAATAGCATCTCCCAAGTTCTTCCACTTCGCACTTAAAGATTCGGAAAGAACTTCTTGCATATTATGGAATTTGCCGCCATCATCAGTCATTCCCCACAATACATCTTTCACGTCCTCGAAAGAAACTTTCTTTTTGGAAATCATATCAATGACTTCCCCGGCACTAATTACGCGATTTTCGAGCTTACTGAATTTATCTGCCAATGCTTCAACCATCGGTATTCCAGCTTCAGTAAACTGCCGAAGTTCCTGACCGCGAAGGAAGGCGGCACTACGAACTTGACCGTAAGCCAAAATAATGCGTCCCATATCCACTCCGACACCCGCTGAAATATCTGCAAGACGTTTCGTGGTTTCATACAGTTCATTATAAGGTATGGAGAAGGCTTTTAGCTGTTTTGTATAATTGTTCAATTCCCTGACACCAAAAGGACTGACAACAGCCAAGTTCTTTATGCTGCCAAATATCTCATGTGCTTTTCCGGCATCATTAAGCATTGCGCTCAATGCAAGTTCTTGCTGTTCAAACTCACCGCCAATATCAACAAGACCTCTAATGAAACGTTCCAAAGTATATATGGAGTACAGACCAAGCATTTGATTTGCCAACTCACCTGTAATACTAAGTTGGCTTCTCATAGCTCCGTTCATGTTCAGTGTTGCAGAAGCATGGGCACGGGCAGCATTTGCACTGCGCTCACGAGCAGTAGCCAATCCCAGTTCGGCTTTAGCGGCTGCGGCGGCTCGTTGCCGGGCAAGTTCCCGTTGTGAATTGATATAGGCTTCAGCTTTAGCTTCTACGGCACGCGCACGAGTCGCACGTAAATCACTGGCGGAATAATTGGTATTCAGTCCAGCTTTGCGTAGTGCTTCTTGAACAGCCTGACTTGCAGAAGCCTTATCTATGATTACTCCGACTTTAAATGCTTCGCCTTTTAACGACTCCCGGATACTCTTTGCCAAATCACTTTTCCGGCTTTCAATCCCAATCTTGAATGTTTTGCCATCAAAAGCAGCCTGAACTTTTTTTGAGACATCGCTATGATCTACGGATACTCCAACCTTAAATTCCTTTTCAGCCAAAGCCTCACGAGCACTTTTTATCAAGTCTGTTTTACTCACACCTACTTTGAGGTCGAGCTTTACATCTAAGTCCTTCAGAATATCAGCCTTAATCTTCTTTCTTTGTTCGGCTGTCTTGTCCCGGAATAAGATGTCAAAATATAAATTTCCGAGGTCTGCCATGTCTTATTTTGTGTTTATAAATTTTCCTAAATTGAGTTTCTTTTCACCGCTATTGTATTTTGCTTTCCATTTGTTTGCAGCTTCTTCTATTTGGCTTGCGTCCGGTTTTGAAAATTCCGATTTTCCTTTCTTTTTAGTTGAATCTTTTTTCAAGAAGGTAAGTGGCTTGTCATTCCCGATAAGTTCCAGTTGCGCAAGTGTCATTACCCAGTTGTATCCATACATAGGCTCGCATATCAGCCCACCAAAAAGAAGGAGCGGTTGCATCATCCATCCACCTTTATCTGATTCCCACCCGGCTCCGTAAAGGGTTCGGGAAGGGAAATAGTCGCTTCCTCCTTCTTCATTATCATTATCGTATCCTTCATTTCGGTCAGCAATGTGATATTCATAAAGAAGTTTTTGGCAGGAACTTTTTTTTTACCAGCAGCAATAATGGGAAACAGTTCATCATCCGTGTACTGTTTAATGTAGAAGAACCAACGCCAAAGTATTGGATATAAGAATTTGATCTTCCAAAAATCGTTCAATATGATTAATGCAGCACTCATACAGCTTACTTTGGCATCGTTATCCTTAGCAAGCATAATATGGGTCAATTTGCGCATTGTTCCGGGCTTCATCCAACGCACTGGATATGATTTCTTTCGACCACGCATAGAAACAAGTTCCACGCTGTCACCCAATATTTCATCCAATAATCTCTCACTATCAAGAGAAGGTTGTTCCAATTTCTTTTTTGCCATGTCAAATTTGTGTTAGTGTTGAAAAAAGAAAAGGGCGGCGGCTCGTTGCGGCTCACCACCCTTTATTGAGTTTTGCGAAAAAAGAGTTCGTTATCCTCCGGGAGCAACAATCTCCTTCTCTTTAAGAATGTAGATGCTCGCCTTGTTCTTATCATTCATCGGGCTTACTGCCACGTTGAAATAAGCAGGCTTACCACGTTCACTGATAAGGTTAGAGTAACCTTCGATATTTGGCAAGTACAAAGCTGTACTTCCATCTTCAGAGGTCATAAATAATGCTCCGGTTACTTTCTTTGGTTCGGTGTTGTAACCAGCACCTTCGTAGGTTTTACCGTTGAATGTAGCTGTCATGGCAGCAGATTCAACGACTTTATTCATAAGCAATTCATTCACTTCACCCGCAATACTGGCTACTTGAAACTGAATATCAGCATCACCAGCCGTAGCAACAGAAGTCCAAATAGCTCCGGTTGTCAGTTTGATTTTAGAAACATCTGCCGCACCTGTATCAAAAGTTACGCCTTCATCCAAAACCGGTAGTTCCATATCTGCCCCTTTCAAAGCATTAAGAGCTTGATTAGCAGTAGCGATGAAATATACATTTTTCATCTGTGAGAAGAGTGCTTTCAACTCTTCAAGAGTTTTTGTAATTGCAAATTCAGCCATAATCGTATTATTTAAAATTTTGTGTTATTTTATTATCATTTTAGCCTGAATAATCAAGCAATGAAAACCTAATCCATCATCACCTCCGGGCAATAATCGTGGAGTCGTAGCAGAAAACAATTCATTCGATAGCGGGAATTTATCTATCACGGCTTGTTGCATTGTTTCTAATGCGTCAGTCGCTTCAATTCCATTCTTACGGTTCCTTACAAAAACTTCGATTCTGCAATAGGTGTCTTGATAAGCATGCCGATCATAAATTCCTATCGGAAGAGATACTACAACAAAATCTTTCATTGTGTCCTCGTTAGCGGCGGGACGGTCAGTTACAAATACATTGCGACTTACATCACCAAATATCTCCGTCAGCTTTTTCAATATGTCCTTCCTGCGAAATCTCGTTCTTCCCATCACTTCATCGGTTTTAAATTAGAAAAGAGAATATTACTCGCTTTCTGAAATGTATCAGTCAGCACATTAGCATTATTTCGATTCTCCAAATACGTTGAATATTCAGTACCCGTACACATCACTATTGCAAATCCATTATTGCAATCCGGTTTGTATGTTTTCAGAAAATTCAAAGACAAATTCTCACCATAATCACCATCCGTTTTCATGGTTCCTCTCAAACCTCTGTCTTTTCCGTCATAATCAGGAGATAGATAAGCATATTCATCTTCTGTCAGTTTTGCCCGGATTGGTTGAGGCATGTTGTCCCCACTGCAATAGTAATATGAGAATCTTCCATCTATGTACAATCCACAAGCATAGCTCGTTATCGTGTTTCCGGTGAAATTACTCCACCCACGTTTCTTTTTGACCGCATCATCCACCAATGCTTCACAAACCTTCACCAAGTAATCATAGATAAACACCGATACAATTTCTCCGGCTTTTTTCATTCCAGCATCAAATAGATTATTGTTATTCATATCATCAGTTTTTTGCAAGATTGAAATAAACGGTTGTTCCCAAATTTCCGGGGTAACAGTCTGCAACCATACATTCGGTAAAAGTTCCTACGCGGTCTGTCACATCTATTAAATATCCCGTTTTGATACCTTCAATTACTCCCGGAATACTTAACGCATAGTCAGCCTTTACCACATTTTCTGTTTTAAATGTGCGGAGTGAGGTATTACCATACTTCCGGCACTCTCCTTCATAGAGAATATCTCTTTTACCTTCCGAAAACGAAGTTTCACCTTCCATCCGATAAATGGTACATTTGTGCGGGAATCGTGGATTATTTGGTTTCATCTTATACCAAAGTGTACTATTTTCATTTTACTTTTACCCGGCATGTTCTCTCCCCATTTCTCATATAGCTCTTTTGCCATAGCCCGCAACTCCCTCTTATCAAAAGCTGAAGTCTGCCAGCCACCTTCAACGTGCTTCCATCCGCCATCGCTGTCTTCCGTATTATTTTGTGTACTGGGAGTAGCTGCACACCATAAATAAAGGTCAGCAGTACAAAGGTCAAGTTGCTTTTCTGTCAGCGAACTTGCCATTGCTTCGGCTGCAATTTTCCGTTTGAAGAGAATGGAATTAAGGGCATTGTCAGCTATTTGATAGCCAACAACACCTCTTAAATATTCTTCAATCGGCATATCAATATGAGAAACCGTATCTGCCATTATTTACTTGCCTTTACAGTCAGGTAATACATTTGTCTCACCACATTCGGCACGCACAATGCTGTAAGCTCACTCGAAATCTTCTGTACCTTGTTATAGGCATCAAAAGTCTGTGTGATTACGGTACGTCCTTCATCATAGAAAGCAATACGAGCCGCCGGATCATTTATTACGATTGGGGTTACCGCCTTGATCGTACCGATACGAGAAGAAGGAACGAAAACAAATACATTTTCATCGAAACTCTGCAATGTCGGAGTAGAAACCGTGCGAGTTTTCTTGTCGAACTTCTCTACAACGGAAACACTATCAATAATGGTAATCGGAGCACCAACATACTTCTCTACCAAGACCTTCATTTCATCATCCAGCAAGCTCACGCCAATTTGTACGGCAGCATCAGCAGTAGTAACCAACGGATTCTTGATGTATCCGAGAGACTGTCTTACAGCCGGAATCATAATGAACTTGTCCCATGTAATCTTGTTTACTTCGATATGGTCTACCGGAGCATAACAAGTCTGACGAATATAAGTAACCTTGTTTTTCAGGTCTTCCAATGGTGTGATACCCGTATTCAGAGTACCATCTTTCTTCCACCAAGCAATTTCCCAACGGTTCTTGCCGGGTACATGGAAATCAATGCTGACACCTGTAATACCTTGCGGGTTGTTTTCCGCGATAATATCAAACTGACCTTTAGATACGGCTTGATGGCGTTGGAACTTCAAAGAGTTGTAGTTACCACCGAGCAACATATCAGTGCTTTCAAACAGCAAGTTTTCAACACTTTGTGCCATACGTTCAGAGAACACCCCGAACTGTTGCAATGCTTGCATGTGCAAGCGGATTTTAGCTTCGTCAATATTGAACTCATGCTTCATACGAGGCATCTTGTCACTACCAAGCTCAAAGCCTTCGGTATGCTTAACGGGACCCGGTGAATCGAAATCAACATACGTTGCCATCGTATATACACGAGCGGTTGCGGAGATTTGCTTAAACTCAAAATCATCCTGCATATCCGGTTCCCAATCAAAACCGGGAGTTTCGGGCTTATTATACTTTTCAGCAAACATTTCGTCAATGTAATCCTGAAAAGAAATACCATTGTTTTCAAGCCCACGGGCAATCAAATCATAAAATTCTCTATCTCTAACTTCCATAACTTACGCCTCCTTCTGAAATAAAATGTTAGGAACCAATGCTTTGAAAATATCCGGGATAGGTTGAATACGGTCTGCATAAACCTTTCCACTCCATACGACCGTACAAGTGGCTACTTGCGTGCCTTCTTCGATGTAAGCATCATTCTTTGTCAGACCTGACATGTGCGTGATAGCCATTTTTTGAGATGCACCTACGGCGGCAGCTACGGTCAGAATATCACCTTCTGCAAGAGTATCAGGGTCAGCACTCAAAGTAACAGTAGCTTCGTTTCCATCAATGACTACTTTCGTCACCTTCACGCCCGTTCCCGTACCGTTAAGAGAATCGGGTACTTTCATTAAGAATTGACCCACGGTTGGAGTCGGAAGCCCCATACCAACAGTCACTTTCAATGTGGTGCCAGTGCTACCTTCCAATGCCTCATAAAATTCTAAGCATTTAGAAGTACCTCCGGTTTTATCAAGATATACGGGTGTTCCTGCGGGAATAACATCTCCCACGTCCGGCGTCTTCTCAAATACGCCGCCACCGTCTATCTTGCTAAATACATCTTTCCATACGGGAAATGCACCACCAAACTTTCTTGTCTTACTACCAAAAGTATTACCAATCATAGTTCTGTGTTTTAATGTGTTTGTAATCAGTTAATTATTTTAATTTGCAACAGGCAAATCACCTGCTTTTTGGTGCCGTTCTTTAAACCTCTTCAGTGTTTCATTCTTTGTGTTTTGTTGCTGTTGCTGCCCGGTTCTCGGAACAGCCCCATTTCCACGACAAGCACTAAACTCTTTGTCATAAACTGGAAGAAGAGAATCCACAAGTTCATCTACTGATTTCTTGGAATCAAGTTCTCCGTGTTTAGTCAAAGTAGTAGTCAATACATACTCGTCATTTACACCTTTGGCTTTCATCCCGGCAATAACTTTCTCACGCAGTTCGCTTTGGCTTTTTACTTGATCTTGTCGGTCAAGACGTTCGCGCAATTCTTTGTTTTCATTCTTGATGCCTTTCAACAATTCAAGAATTTCATTGTCCTTACCTTCCTGCGTAGTATCGTTAGCTTGTTGCTGATTTGGTTTGTAGTTCTTTTTGAACTCTTCAACCTGTATGGATACATCATGGCTGTAATTACCATCAAGCGATTTCAAGAAACCCACGTGTTTTTCCCAAAACGCATCATCCGGCTCTGTGCCTTCTGCTGGTAAATTTCTATTGACGTAATCCGTCAGCGTTCTTTGTGACAGGCTGGTTTTTCCAACACGTGTCGTAATCTCGGATAAGATTTGTTCTTTTTCCATCGTGCGTTATTTTGTGTTTGTGTATAAAAAAAAGAGTCAGACAATGCTTTTTGCATCAATCTGACTCTTTGGTCTTATATCTTTAATTGCGGAAGCAGAAGGATTCAAACCTCCGAAGCCTTTCAGCTTGCCTCTTTAGCAAAGAGGTGGTATCGTTCACTCACCCATACTTCCAAATGTTGGGACACAAGGACTCGAACCTTGAATAACAGAACCAAAATCTGTTGTGTTACCATTACACCATATCTCAATATGCGCGAAGAGAAGGACTCGAACCCCCGACAATCAGGTTTGGAATCTGACGTTCTTCCAACTGAACTATCTCCGCTTCATTGCGCCCGGTGATAGAATCGAACTACCGACCTTTACATTAACAGTGTATTGCTCTACCAATTGAGCTAACCGGACAACATACCTATACTCACCTGACCTGCGATACCCCATTGCGGCGTACCTGTGGGAATTGAACCACACCGTATAGGTTTTCATCAGTCATACTCGCATTTGCAACTACGAAGTAATTGTTTGTACTGGTGTTTTCGACCACTAAACTATTCACCGTCACGCCGATGAGAGGGATTTGAAATTCAATATATCGACCCAATGCGCCCCCGTCTCCTGTACAATACTGAATGGTGGAAAGAGATGAAATCGAATCACCTTAACCGGATTTTCAGTCCGGCGCATACACCGCGTCTGCCATCTTTCCATTCCCCGTTTTTTCCGAACGGGAAAACGTCTCCTTTTCATCCCCGGCGGTAGAGTAACCGCACCTCCGTTTGATTGTAGCGGGAGTTGGATTTGAACCAACGACCTTTGGGATATGACCCCAACGAGCTACCTGACTGCTCCATCCCGCAATGTATCCTGAATATCTTCTTTACTACCTATCAAATCAACACTAATGTATTTCCTGCATCTACGGCATTTAATCCGTAGCATAACAATACCATCAACATACTTAACATCAGTGAGCTTTTGTCCGCATGTCGGGCAAATCACTAACTTGTGGTGTTCAACCACTTGTCGAGGGTCTTCTTTTGTATCAATTTTAATCATCTGTTATCCTTATTCGCTGCAAACATAATATATATTTTCTATATTCCAATGCAAATAATAGATTATTTTCATCTTAAAATTAGAAAATTCATATTTTTATATATACTTTTGCCTCATTATTAATCAAATAGTGAGCTTTCAAAGCCTACATGATAGAGAAATTTATCATGTAGGCTTTTTATTTATGGAAGAAATAGCTGAATATAGTGGTGTCACGACAACGGACGGAAAGAAGATTCTTACTTATGAATTTATCGAAACGTTAAGGGAGGCAGATAAGAAAATGCCAAACCCGCAAAAGATTATTGCCCAACGTGGAGGACAAGAGAAATTCCTTTCTACGATGGCAGACATTGTTATATACGGTGGAAAACGTGGTGGTGCCAAATCATTCTCCTTGTTGCTTGAATCCCAACATGACATACAAAGCAAATACTTCAACTCTATAATCTTCCGTAACGAGATTAATGACCTTACCGACCTTATCACTACTTCCTATCAGATTTACGATGATTTCGGTAAGTATAACAAGTCAAAAGGAGATATGACTTGGAACTTCAACTGGGGAGGATGGCTGGAATTTAATTACTACTCTGATAGCATTGAGGATTTCAAGAAACGTTTTCAGGGAAGACAGTTCTCTTATATAGGAGTGGATGAAATCACGCACATGGATTATCCGAAGTTCAAATACCTTATTACCTGTAACCGTAATGCCCATTTTATCCGCAACCGTTTCTTTGGTACATGTAACCCTGACCCCGACAGTTGGGTAGCTACATTCATAAATTGGTGGATAGATTCAGATGGCTTTCCCATCCCAGATCGTGATGGAGTTGTACGCTATTGTTTCATGGACGGAGATAGTATTGAAGGAATCTATTGGGGAGATACCCGCGAAGAAGTATATGAACAATGTAAGCACATCATTGATCGTTTGTGGAAACCCGAATACGAATCATTGGGCAGTCCGCAAGAGCTATTCATTAAATCAGTGACCTTCATAGAAGGTAAGCTGGAAGAAAACATGCAGCTTCTCCGTTCTGACCCGAACTATCTTGCCAACCTTGCCAATCAGTCCGAAGAACAGCGTGCCCGTGACCTTGAAGGTAACTGGAAATTCCGTACAGCCGGAACCGGGCTTGTTACTCTCGAACACATGAGAAGTTTCTTTGAAAATGCCCTTCAAACAGAATCGGGAACTCGGTATATAACTTGTGACCCGGCGTTTACGGGTGGAGATAACTGCGTGTTTTGGATATGGGAAGGCTGGAACATTATAGGTATTCACGTTTGCAAGAAAGATAGTAAAAAGACTATTGAAACCGCAAAATTCCTGCTCGAACAATATAAAGTTTTGGAAGAGAACTTCGCCTACGACCTTAATGGTCTTGGACAGATATTTGTCGGTTTCTTCCCTAAAGCATTGAAGTTCAATAATATAGAATGTCCGTCAGATGGATCGCATACAATGTTTGACTATCTGAAATCAGAAGTTGCATACAAATTTATTGACAGATTCACCCGTGGTGGAGTTAGTATATTACCCGACTTGCTGAAACGTAAATACTCCGGCAAAGGATTCAAAGATGTTCCTCTTTCACAAGTGCTTATCAATGAAAGACAAGCAATGCGACAAGATGAAAATGCGGCTGACAAATATTGGAAACTTATAGCCAAGTCTGAAATGAAAAAAATAGTCGGTCACTCTCCTGACTTTTGGGAAAGCATGATGACAAGAGAAATATTCGAGATAAAAAAGAAACGCAAACACTTTAAAGGAATAGGATTGTTATGATTAAAAATGAAGTTCTTACCAAAAAGCCGTTTACAAGAGTAACGCCAACAGGCTATCTTAATGGCAAAACTACAAGTGATTTATCAATCGCTTCGTATTATAACAACAAGATAGAATATCAGATTTTATCCCAAGCGGATTTTATCAGAGAGTTTTATCCATCCGGTCACAAGATAAATTCTCCGGCATTTTATCCTAATCGCATCAAATTCGAGGAAGACGAAAATGGGAATAAACGCTTCTTTGAAGAGAAGGTTATGCGTGTCGCTTTCCCCTTCCAAATGATTATTACCATTCAGCAACTTGTTCACCTCTGCGGAAATGATATTCACCATGAACTTACAGCCGCACAAGTTGATGATAAATTGAAAGAATCCTTCCTTGAATTTCAGAAAGGGTGGCTGGATAAAAACATGGAGATTACGTTCTACGAATTTGCAAAGAGCGTAAAGATCACCGGAGATGGAGCGGTTGTATTCTATATGGATAAAGGAGAAGTGGGAACCAAAGTTCTTTCATTCTTCGATGGAGATATATTATATCCACATACAAACTCCATTACCGGAAAGATGGAATATTTTGCCCGGCAATACAGTGACTACGACTCTGAAGGTAAGGAGCTTGTTTCATGGGTAGAATTATGGGATAACAAATACCTCTATCGCTATCGGCAGACAAAAGCCGGATTTAAGGGAGCGGTAAACAAACTTAAAGAGATATTTGGAATAGATGGGTATGAATTGGATAGCAAAGAACTTCATCAGTTTGAAGAATGTCCAGTAGTATATCTTCGTGATAAGCATGGCGCGTGTTGGTCTTTCTCACAAAGCAATATAGATGATTTCGAGCTTGCAGTTTCACACCTTTGTCAAAACAATATGGCTTATGCCTTTCCCATTATGTTACTTAAAGGTGAAGATGTTGAAATCAAAGGTGACATGTACGGTGCGGTAAAAGCTATAACAATGGGCAAAGAAGATGATGCTGGATTTATGAACAGACCGGAATCTTCACAATCATTCGAGTTACAGTTCAATACTCTCCTGAAGATGATATTCATGGGAAGTTTCACTGTAATGCCCCCTGAAGTAAAATCAGGTGATTTACCGGGTGTAGCAATCAAGCTGATTTATTCTCCATCTTTGGAGAAAGCTATGATAGACTGCAAAGAGTTTGATTCTTCCATTGATACAATGAAGAGACTATTCATTTACGGTTATGGTATCGAGAGAAAAATGAGTACTCCATTTGCCAATATGAAAGTTTTGTCATGGGCAGAACCGTATGTGCATCAGAACGCCGCAGAACTTATCAGCAACCTTGTACAAGCGGTTGGCGGTGGTTTCTTGTCCAAAGAAAGCGCATCCGAACTTAGCGGGTACGGCAGAAATAATGAATGGGATAGAATCATGCGGGAAAAGAAGGAAGAACAGTCGGCAGACCTACTTTATCAGTTGAAATCACAACAGCAAACAGCTAAGATAAGCGAAGAAAATAAAGATGAAACAACCAACGAGTAAGGAAATAGAAGAAGCGAAAGACTATCTCCGGCAAAGGCTTAATGCAGAACTTTCAATGGAGAACAATCTACTTGCCATTATGTATCAAGCTGCAAAGGAGATAATCGCTGTATCCTACAAATACAACGTTCCCACAAATCAATTCAGTTTCTCTTATAACAAAGAGCTACAAGAAGAAGTGGAAACTATTATAGCTAACCTTCGGGAGCTTATTGAGGATTATACAGAAACGCTTGCCGTGGCAACCCATACGGATGAAAAAGAACATATCATTTCTTTTATCAACCGAGAGAGTCATGGAAAAACTCTTGTTGATCGTATCAACGCATATACTACCCAATTCAAAAAAGAACTGGAAGTAGCCATAGCATCCGGCGTATTACTCAATGTTGCGGAAGGTGAATTATTGTCTTCCATTAAAGAAAGTCGGAAGAGTCCTTTATTCAATCGACACATAAGACAGGCTACATCACAGGGCTTCCCGGTAATATCAAGATTGAAAGTCCCGGAAACATACGGTGTGGGACGTACAAATAGTTCTTTCACTGCACTTGATAATCTAACCAACTTCGCCATAGCCGAGGGCTGGATGGATTACTTTGCCATGATAGCTCAAAAGAGTGGAGCAATAGGTTTCATGTCATTTAGGGGCAGTAGTTATCCATGCCAGCAATGTGATGATGAAACTACTTATTTCCATGTCTTTAGTAACGGCGACCCGGTACCGCCATACCATGCGCATTGCTGCTGTTATATAGTACCGATATACGAAATAGATATTTAAACCTCAATATTATGTTTGGAATCAAAATTATCACTACAAAAAAATGGAATCAGCTTGCATCTGAATGTAGCAAGTTGGCAATTACCAACGTCGAGCTTTCAAAACAAAATGCTCTTCAGGCTAAAACAATCATGGAACTTACCGGAGAAGTCCGGGTGCTCAATTCTAAAATCCTTTTGGAAGAAAGTATAAACGATGATTTACAAAAGAGAATAAATCAAAAATATCCCAAGAAGCCTACAAATAAAAGACTGAAAAGATAAGTACCCATGAATCTATTGACTACATTTGCAATGTAGAAGTTTGCTTATCAACCAAGCGTTGAAAAAGTTAAGCCCCCATCTAACTCTGTTAAGTGGGGGCAGCCTTTTATTTATACAATAAAGACAATCGGTATTCAGCTTCCAGCAGAGGTTCGCCAGGAACGATGCACTGAACTTATAGGAGTAATGACCGATTGCCGGAACAAAGATATAAATAAACTAATTATTATCAACTTTATCAGGTGCAGGCATTTCCAGCATCCGAATAGCCTTTATAGTTTCCCGTCCCTCCAATATCGCCTTGCATAAGCGATGATAACCATCCGCTATTTGACCTTTATCATCAAGTATGATAGGATAATCAAGAGAGGTATCATTTACTCTTTTACATTGGAAGATGAAATCTTTAAGACTGCCACATTCAAAGGCATCGGTACTCAAATCTACACACCATAAAGGCATATCCATTATAGGATATTCTTTTGCTTTAGCAAAATCATACAGTGTTTGGGCTTTCCATGAACCACCTTCACCATTGAATTGGCTTTCGGCAAAAGTCATATTACTAATTGGAACCTTCATTTTGCTTGCTCTTTAAGTTCGTAGGCAGCTTTCTCTTGCTCCAAAATGGCTTTGTCTTCTTCTTCCGAGATTTGCTTCCGGCGAGAAATCAATCTTTCATTCATCTTGGTATAAGCCTCGAAGAAGTCTTTCATAAATTCAGCATCAGGAGTACAATTTGACATAAGAAAGTTTACCTTAATCCATGTGTCCATATACTCACCGAAATCTTTGTTGTTTGCCAGTAGACGAATCCGCTCAAACATCTCGTTATCATCCCGGAACCGCATTGTCCAAAAGCCGGATATAGCCTTAATACTAATCCAATCATGTTCGTTACTACTATCTCTTGTAATAGTAAAATTGCCAAATTGCAATGGTGCCTTTTTACTCATACCTAAAATTGTTTGTGATTTATAAATTTTTCGTCATTACTCGTTCGTAAGCTCCATCGTTAATCCTCTTATATGTACCGATAGATTGTGGCTTTCCATTCAGCATTATAGTTACAGTAATGGATGGAGTTTTGGAGTTCTCTACAATAGCTCCATGTGCATCTTTAAGAGATAGAAACGTAGGGTGAATAGAAGTGAATCTTTGCCACCAATGTTTCTTACATAACACGTCATACAGTTCAATCTTCCGGTTGGAAGTAGATTCAAATAGCCTTGTGATACAAAGCATATACTTAGTGTTCTTTGCCATTTTGTTGTTTGGTTATACAGTTACAATTTCAAATTCATCAGCATGTTTCTTGCCGATCCAATCCCGTTTCTGATTTTCAGTAGCGGTTTCATAGATTCTTCCTCGCTTAGACAAATGCCTTTTCCTGAAAACTCCTTCTTCTCCCAGCTTATCATAATCTCTTCTCGAAGGAGATAAACCTTTTGCCCGGCAAAAGAATAATCCGGTTTCTTTATGTCTGAATTTTACAGCCATATTATTACTTCTTATCCGCTACCATTGCAATGGCAAACGCAGAAAAAGCCAATTTAATTTGTTGTGCCTCTTCACCCATTTCATCTACGTTGATAGCAATTTCTTCGGCTGTTAGCTTACTCCATAGTTCATCGGTCAATTTCTCTCCCATCATAAAGCAAAATGCTTGAAACACATCTTTGTCTAATTCCATAGACACTTTTACCTTCTTTTCTTCCATTGTCATTTTTCCTTTCCAAATATTTTAAGTTCATGTAATCTCGCCTCAACCAAATCAAGATCAAATTCCGCTCTCCGTCCATTCTTTGTATAGCATCCTTCCAACAGCTCTTGCCGCATCCATGCTGCGACCGCCCTGTAACCGACACCCAAACATGAACCAAGACCTTCAAACGTATAAGCATAGCGTTTACCATCCACATAAATAGGCTTCGAGTAATCTTGCTTCAGCTTCTTGCTTTGTTCTGCCTCACGTTCATACCGGAACTTCTCTGTGAGAGCCTTGCCATATAGCCCATACACTTGACCGTCCGGCGTGCGTTTCTTCCGGTATCCGGCTTCAGACAATATCCTTCCAAACCGGGTAAGATTCTCTTCGGAAATGCTATTCTCTTTGCACCACTTCCGGTATCTTTTATATAGGATTGTAGAAGGCATCCATTTAGGTTCAACGTCAGAAACGTCTTCATACGTCCGAAGGTAGTTCATTTGGTACATGAACTTCATAACAGTACTACTTTCAGCCTGATATTCGTCCATAACCTTATCCAGCTTCTTATTCTCTGATAGCTTGTATCCATTGGAGATAAACCTATCACGACCTTCCAGTATCCAGTTGAATATCGCGCTGTATTCGCGTTCGAGATCACGGGCAAGACTTTTACGTTGTCTCGCTATCGGTATCTCTATTTCAAAGGGAAGAATACAGATACGCCGCTTCATTCCATAACTCCAATCTTTCAGATAAGGCATTTGATTAGCATTTGCCATAAGCAAAGGAATATCATAAGCGGTGAAGTTGTCGCCATACATAGGACGCGCTTCAGTAGGTTCGCCGGATATAAGACTTTTAAGAACGTCACTATCTCGCCCAATCTCCAAAGCCTGTATCTCCGAACAATAGTTGAGACGTTTGCCGTTGATATAGGCAATGTTCTTCTTACGCTCTGTTCCGGTTATCAGCGCACCAATGCCGAAGTTGCTTACATTGTCTCTACCCAGTATTCCCATAATAGTTTCAAAGACAACGCTCTTCCCGTTTGAACCGGAGCCACGGAGCACAAGCATGGTTTCTATCTTTGCAGTACGTCTATCAATGAAGATACTACCTAAAAACTCCTGAAACACATGCTGCCAGCCCTCGTCCGGCAACACTTCATCAATGAACTGTTTCCATAGAAAAATATGTTCGTCAGGATTGTAGTCGTAAGGAACACTCGTGACCTGTACCCATTGTCTTCCGAACTTATGTGTAGTCCGGTCATTCATATTCAGCACACAGTTGTTAAACACCACGATAGCACTATCTGGACGCAAAGCCTTACCCGAAACAACACGCTTGCAAACCTTTATCACTCCTTCTACGCGGGAATAGTCGCCATTTGGCAAAGCACACTTGCGCATCAGGTCATAAATAAGGCTACCGAAGTCGTCAGGTGACATAGACTCATAAACCTTACCGGAAAAATAATGTGGAAGACCGTTGAACATGCTGATTGAAGAACGGATAATTGCATTACGGAGTAAATCTTGCACTGCATCTACACGCATAGCACTTTTGGAAAGAGATAACGCAGAACTTAAATCCTGTTCGTCCATCAGTCCAAAAACCTCTGTCAGTAGTTTCTTATACTTAATTTTGTCCATATCAATGGTTTTACCCGTTTTCGCATTGTTTACCGCACAAAAATAGAGTATTTTCTACTATAATCAAACATAAATCATTATATTTTCTATTTTTAATGCGAAAATACATATATTTACCCATAAATTTTGACTCAAAAAAGCATCATTTTCGACAAAATTCAAGAAGGTTATCGGAATATGATAAAAAACAGATAATCAGCAAAATAAGTAATATACATTCACATTTGTAATGTCTTTTGTGTATGGTTTACTATAAAAACTATACATACTGTAATCCATTGATACATAGAACTTTTCATATATTCCAATGTATAGTTCAAAATCACACTATACATGTGCAAGTTGCTGAAAATCAAAGCGTACTGAAAAAGCATGTAGGGTATGTATAGTTTTCTACGAAACGGCTTAGTATATAATATACGTCTTTTCCTATGCAATTTACATATAAACTATACATACTATACATTAATTTTATAAACATGTAGAAATCAATAGTTTACACATGTATAGTTTGCCTCAAAAACCATACATTAACTATACAGAAACTATACATAACCATTCTTGCAGTGATAAAACATGCTCCACGACACACAAAAGCCATATTTTCATTGTTAATTTATGTTGGTTCAATGACAAACCAAAAAAAAATAATAAAAATCTCGAATGGTAATGAGTGCGTTGGCTCCGGGCACCCGGTCGGGGGGGGTGGGCACCCCTTCGCGGTCGTCTTCAATGGCAGACAGGAAGACAGGAAAGCACATCTTTATATTATACCTATAATATTAAATATCTGCATCTTTCCGGGCTTCTTCCTTCTGTTTCTTCTTGTGTTCTGCATACAGAGCACACCGGAAACAGGAAACAGGATGATAATACACTACTTGTTCAGCTTCTTCTTTGTTCTCTTCTTGCTTCATGCGCTGTAAATCTGCTATCTGTATAAGTACGGCGGCTTTATCCTTTCCAGTCACAGAAGGAAGCACTTTTATAAGTCCTTCTAAAATTCCGTCTTTGCTCCGAAATGTGTCTAAAGTTTTTTTATCCACCTTGTTAGATTCTGCTATCTTGGCGGCGTCTTCCTTCGGGCTGGTTGTCTTTGTTGGTGTGTCGGCTCCTGATCGTTGATATTGTATTGCTTCAATGAGTTGCAAAATACCGGGCTTATTCTTTTGTAGTGCATTGGCTTTGCTTGCTATTGTTCCGGTTCCGTTGGTTGTTGGTCGATAGATGGCGGCGTATGCTTCTTGTCGTGTTGCTCCTGAAGCTACCAACATACAGAAAAAAACATCTTCAGGCGTGAGGCTGTAAATACGTTGTAGTTCCGTTACTCTCTTGCTATAAGTCATATTAAGGTATGATTTAAAATAAGTGTTCCGGCTTCTTGCGCTCTGTTGTTGTGTCGGCAAAGATAAATAAAAGGTCTGATAAATAAAAGATTGCGGCGCGTTCTTTGTTTCCGGCTTTCTTTCTGTATATGTTGTATAACATTGTTTTTAAACACATTGTAATATTAGAGAGAATCCGGCTTTTTGCGGCTCTTTGCTGGGATTTCCCGTGCTGGTGGCTGGGTCGCAATATGCTTACAAATAATCTAACATTCAGGCTATATATGTGTATCACGTGTATTTGTGAGGTAGTTTACATTTTTATTTATATAGTAATTTATCATTTCATTTATTGGAGTAAAAATATTACTTATTTATTTGGTATTCAATATATTATTTGTATCTTTGTAATACAGAAATGAAGACAAAATAAGCGGTACATTTTCTCACGGTGTTTCTACTTTTTTCTCTCCTTTCCTGTTTGATGTAGTGTTTAACTTAAAAACGTTTCAAATATGGAATTACAAAATTTATCCTATCTCGTTCATGGCTATGAAAATGCCATTAAAGAGCTAACAGAAAAGAAAAATAATATTGTCTTTGATTATTGCAAAGATCGTGGCTTTGAGGATGGAAAGCGGTACATTTATAATAATCCGGAAAGTTCCAACAATGGAAAGTTATACGAGGTTGTTTTTAAACGTCCGTCAGATTGCCGGATAATATTGGGCTGCATTGATGGAGCGCGTGTATTTATTAAATGTTATCCAGTGAAAAAAGACGGTTCCCGTGCCTTGATCGGAGAAACAGAGCTTTATATAAATGATCTGAAAGCCGTATAATCAAAAAACCGGGTCGAGTTTGGCGACTCTTCCCGGCACCCTTTAAACTTTGCGTAAAAAGGCACACTTTCTCACGGTGTTAGATGCAAAGTTAAGGGAAAAACAAAGATAAAACAATAATAACCCTTTAAATTTTGCATTATGACAAATTTAGAAGAACTCCGCAAAGAATACGCCTTAAAAGTTGAGGCGGCAGAAATCGAAAACAGATTAGAGGAAAAAACAGGTATAAAATGTATGTGTTATCCTTCTACATGGAAAGGAAAAACCGTTTTTCATGCTTCATTTTCAGCCTCCGACAAAGTATTGAGTTTAGAAGATGCTGCAAGGGTAATAAACATGCTTCCACAAACGGAAGAAATTCCCCTGCGCGGTTGGGATGGTGAAGAGTTTCAACGCTATAAATTGACTTCTATACGTGGATACAGAGATAGATTTTCAAAATTGGAGATCAAATATTTATCTGATAGTGTGGAAATCTCTTTTTCTATTAATTTAGAGAAAAACGCGGATATTCGCGGGCTATTCATAAACGCAGAAAGGAGATTAACCGACAGCGAAATAAGTACTTATAACATTAGGGGTTCCCGCTCTGCTGGCAAACTTAGTGAAATGCGCGTGCCTTGCCTTCGCTTTTCAGGCGGGAAACAAATTTGTTATTACGGCGGTAATGTCGTTTGCAATGAAAACGCAATGATAAACCAAGTTATAAGCGCAATTCAATACGCCGGGGAATTTTCATCTGAAGAATAAACAATAATTCCGGGGCTTTCCGGCTCCGGGTAAAATCAAAACATCATGCTTAAATATTCAGAAAAAGAAAAGGCAGCCGCGCGGCGGTTGCAAGCTACCCTATTATCCATACAGGAGAAAAGACCCGTATTTTTTAATATTACCCAATTTGAAAGCCTCGGTTTAGTCCGGGCGCATGGTAAGACCTTAGATAATACAACAAATTGGGTGCTAACAGAGAAAGCAAAAAGTTTTTTAAACGTAACAATTTAAGATTATGAAAGCAAATAAATATACTTACTTGTGGGTGATTTGGACTAACTACGGTTATGGATGGGAGCCGGAAAGCTCTTACGATAAGAAAGAAACTAAATATAGTCAAGTTGTAGCCGACGCAAAAGAATACAGAATCGCCGGAGCACAGACGAAAATAAGAAATAGAAGAGAGTTAAACAAGTAATATAAATAAGAAATGAAAACAATAAAATCAAATAAAGAGGATTTGTTTTTCTGTCATTTGGGTAATGGTGTAAGCGTTTGCGACAGGTTGAGAAAGGAAAACGGGGATTATATAGAAGTGGCTCATATCTCATACGAGCGCGCGGTAATTTACTATAATTCCATTAGCGACGAAAGCCGGGAAATAATAGAACGGTTTGCTCTATATGGCAATATAAACATGAGTGTTACGCAACCCTATCCAGTATTAAATGTTCAAACCTATAAAATTATGAATACAAAAGATTTAATAAATCAGATAGAAATATCTGGAATTATCACCCGTGCCCAATTATATACTATTATCAGACGTGCCAATAGTGGAGATAAAGACGCTAAAAGCGTATGTTTCAAAGAAAACACTGTCTTTGCCGATGAAGAGATAAAAGAAATAGAACTCAATAAATTAAGAAAAGAAGCCCGCAAAAAATATTCTTCTTTTGGTTGGCGTGAAAAGAATGTACTTCAAGGCAGTAACCTAAAATTAAATCTATGTTGTTTTCGCGGCTCTACTCCTGTTTACTGGGTGTTATCTGATAACGGATCATTTGAGTATTATATTACGCGAGAAATAAACGTAGTAGGATGAAACGTGTTATATCTTCCGGGCTGTTTTGGTTGTTTATTGCCTTGCTCCCTGTTGGCTGTATCGGTTACTATATTAACCCGGTCATTTGGTTGTGTGTCCTCTGTTGGTATATGGTTTACATCTTCCTGTTATACTTCAAAATTGTAGATTTATAATTTATCCGCGCCGGGCGGCTCCCGGCACCCTTTAAACTTTCATGCAATGAAAACAGTATATAAAAAGGCTATTTCATTAGCCAATAAAAACGGGCAAAATTTTATAAAAGAAATGGCTGCATATTATACATACATAGGAATTGAAGAAGGAAATATAAGTAACTGGTTTGTTTTGATAGCGAAATCTAAAGAAACAGGCAAATATATTTGCCTTTCTATTTCCCGGTATGATTCAGGCGGTGCGGCTTCTACCTTCTACGGAGACCTAAAACATTTTTGTTTGCAGAAGGCAGAAAATACGTGTTATCGTTTTTGTTCCTGTATTCGTTTTTGGCTACGCGCTAACCTTATTTGGGCTTACGAGAAACAAATAAAAGCTAAGTATAACATTAAATTTTGAAACTATGACTACTTATATAATAGAGTCCCCATCCGGGGAAACTCATAAACTTGAAATTGTGAAAACTGAAAACTGTTACCGCGTCTTTGTTGATGGCTGGGTAGATGATACAGTTCTAACAGAGGAAGAACTTTTGCGAGAATTAGAGAATCCAACATTTTAAAAATAAATATCATGTTTGGGCTAATTATTTGGCTCGTCTTCATCCTGATAATATGCTTTTGCGTGTGTGGCGGCTGGTTCTATGTTGCCGCGTGGATCGTGGGCGGTGCATTGAGTTTATTTTTTGGTGTGAAATATGAATTAAAATAATATTGTTATGTCTGACAAAGAAATAAATATTGCTATTCTTCAGGAATTAAAGAGGATTGCAAACGAGATATTTACAAATGAAATAGATATAGAGCCGGGCACATATACGGCTGCCGAACTTGCGAAAGAAAAGAGCGCAAAAGGTGATGTTATAATAATAAACTACATTAAAACAAATAACGAAAGTTTATTAACTCGCTCTGTGTGTGTCGGCTCCTTTAAATGTGAATTTGAACGGAATAATATTTTTTATTTGGTTTGGAAGTTTGAACAACTTACAAACGTGAAACAAAAAGATAAGACTCGTTTTGTGAGGATCGAAACCGGGAAAGCGGATTTATCTTTTTCCATGGAAATAACAAAAGAAATGCAGTCACTTTGTAAATGTGTCGGGAATGATCCGCAACGCCCGGTTATGTCTTACATGTTTATAGACTACAAAAAAGGCTATTTAGTTGCATCGAATGGAAGACATTTACAAGCATGTAAGGCAAATATTTCTAACATAGTGGGGGAAACAGAAGCGAGTGTTTTAATAAATCCGAAGGACTTTAAACAGCTTTCCGGCGTTTGTTCCGTTACAGTTTCCGGCGGAAAGATCACAATATCAGACGAAGCCGGACGCGCTTATAATGTGGAAAGCTCCGGGCTTAAATATCCGCGCTGGGCTTTAGTGGTTCCAAAAGTGAGCAAAAACAACTACATAAAGATAAAAGAGGCAAAAGAAGTACTTTCTTTCCTGAAAAAGAAAGAAGGAACATTTTACATGTACGCGGAAAAAGGGCACAAAGTAACCGTAGATTATAAAGATAGCGAATCCGGCGCATCTTCGGAAATCGAAGTTTTTACAGAAAATGAAATTCCCTTTGCTTTCTCCGTTATGCTTGATTCAAAAAGTTTTCAAACAGTTGCGCAAAAATGGAATGGAGGTATTTTCATAGATGCCAATTATAAGCCTATTGTATTAACGGACAAAAACGAAAATATCTGTTTTTTAATGCCTTCCGGCGTTGGAAAAGAAGGTTTTGTAAAAATCGAGTATAATTTTCACCGTTCTAATATGGTTTCTTATCTGGACTATCAAAAAGAAGAGTCACAAACTACCATAAAAGAAGTATGTACGGAAAAGATAAGCCCGGCACCCGTACAAGTTGAGATAATAAATTTACCTGTTGTTGCATTAGAATATAAATGCAATGCTTTGGGCTTGTATTGCCTTCTGTCTTTGGTTTGCGAGCTTTGCAAGGCAATTATATACAATGAAGCAAAAGAGGCTTTAAAACGGCTTAAAATGTTGCTTTCTTCTTCGGTGGTAAATATCGAAGACTTTGCAAGCGAATTGCAGATTATAGACCTACAACCGGGCGAAGTGGAAGAAATCAAAGACCTACAACCGGGCGAGAATACTGTGCCGGATGAAAACCAATCTCTTGCAGTTGTCCCGGATATTGTGCCGCCTCCTTTGTTCCGGGCGGATGCTCCCGGCGTTCCTTCTGCGTGTGTGCCTTTGCTGGATGCTGTTTCGTTTGCTTTATGGTTTGCCGTCCGGGTGTGGGTTGTGTCGGCGCGTGGAACCGTCCCGGCTCCGGCTGTAAATATCGGATGCTCCCGGCGCGAATCCGTCCGCATACGTGGTGCAACAAAGCGAACGACTGCATCAGTCGAACGACTACCAATAAATGAACGGTTTACATCAAACTTTAGCCCATAGTAAATAATAAACAAATATCATAAAATGAAGATATACAAGCCTCAAAACATTATTGTAAGAGTAACCATCGAAGACCAAAACACAGATACCATAATGGAGAACACTGTAAAGTTTTCCATTGCCGAAAGTGATTGTAACGAAGTATGCAAGTTGATAGAAAGTACGTTCCCGGAAAACATTCTCCCAACGATAGCCGGAGCACGTGAAATCGGGAAGAATCGCTCTGTAAAGATTGACGTTTCAGAACTGGATAGCTCCGGCGCAAAACTCCGCAAAGTGAGTCGAACGATTAACCTTCAAAGGGTAAATGCAACGGAGGTAGGCGAACGACTTATCAATGCGGTAAATTCAGCCGAACAACAGGCTATCATCCAGCAAGCAAAAGGATTGGAGAAAGCGAGATGAACGATTTAAGAACGGCTTTTGCGGAAAAATATCCGCAATATGCTAACCGGGTATTGAACATGTATGAACAGGCGAACAACTGCCCGGCAACATGGGAAAATATCTCCAAAATACGCTTGGCAAAGTTCGTTTCATTCCTGAATGGGAAGTTGGCAAAAAGTAGCGTGAAAACGTATTGTGCCATGATGAAAAGCGTCTTCAACATCTACAATGAGGAAGTGAAACTCCCGAAAGGATATGAGGATATATTAAGCGTGAAAAAAGACGTATCTCAAAACACATGGCTGAACGATTCGGAAATAGAACGGATAATTGCATATATCCCGGCGAACGATACCGAACGACTTGTGAAGAATCAGTTCATTATGGGATGCGTAACAGGTGCCCGACATAGCGACTACATGAATTTTACCCGTGAGAATGTGGTAGGCGAACGGCTTGTTTACGTTTCGATCAAAACTCACATACAAGCGGAAGTTCCTTTGTCTAAAGTGGTTGAACGACTTATAGCAGAAAACGAAATGTTCTATATCGCTGGAAAAGAAGTTTCAGACCCGACTTTCAATAAAACTATCCGGGAAATATGCCGGAAGTTAGGCATGAACGAACGACTGAAACTATATCGCGCTGGTGAATTTGTAGAAGGAGCAAAATACGAGTTTATTTCAAGCCATACCGCCCGGCGGAGTTTTGCAACAAACTTGTATCTACGTGGTGCCGATTTATATGCTATCAGCAAAATGATGGGACATTCCTCGGTAACAATGACAGAAGGGTATATATCATGCGGATTGCGTGACCTTTCAGATGATATTTTAGACTATTTCAAAACATTCAAATAAAAAGATAAGTATGGATAAGAAGATTTTTTGCGAAAACTGCCATAGGTGGCATACCATCATCATTCAAGAGGGAAAAAAGTTTGTGATCTGCCCCAATAAGCGTTGCGGATATTTGATTTTCATTTAACTAATAACAAGATAGTAATGAGCAAAGAAGAAGCTATACAAGCAATGAAAGAGGGTAAGAAGGTTACGCACCGTTTCTTTTCCTCTGACGAATGGATGACTATTGAAAACGGATTTCTTCTTTTAGAAGATGGTGTACGTATCTCTTTGGAAGATTTCTTCAATTTTCGCAGTGATAGTCTTTGGGATAATGGATATGAATTGTATAACCCCTCATAACATAATAGATATGAATGAAATTGCATACGGCGGATCACTTTATGAATATAGAGCTTCCGCAAACAATGGAGGAGTGAAGTTATATGTGACTATGGACAGTGCTAAGGCTATAATAACAGATAAAAACGATAAAGTATTATTTGATGTTTCTGTTAGTATTGTTAGTCAGCTATGTATTTATCAAATGTCGATTTAATCCAAAATTGAATAGATATGAACTTAAAACAATTCACAGTATCAATGCTCGGTCAGGAAGTGAAGTTCGGAATGTTTAAAAAAACGGGAATTGTAGTAGGATACATGGAACCTGTGCCGGGTAATGACCATCTATCATTCCTCGGAGTAATCTTAGCATTTCCGGATAACCGGGGATACGCATTATCAGAAATAGGAGATTGCACCATCTTACCCTTAATTCCGCAACACTTTGATTTAACTTTATTTATAAGTTCCTGAGCAACAAA